TTGAAGACTTTGTACACTTATTACGAGAAGCAGGATACGGAGATAAAGACTGATGCCAAAGTATGATTTTACGTGTTTACTATGCGACACCACAGTAGAGATGCACATGGGATTTGATGATGTAAATCGTCCTAAATGTGAAAAATGCGGAAATTATTTAACAAAATCATGGACACCACCAGCTGTTCATTTTAAAGGTGGAGGATGGGGAGGACAATGAACTTTATTCTTAATGATGAAAAATGGGCAGAAGAACTTCAAGCAAATGTTGAAGAATACTTAATGCTTTTACAAGATAGTATTGATGAAGATGAAGATATGGAAACTTTATCTGGGCAACTGTATTGTGGTTGTAACGTTTGCTATTTCCGTGAGATGTTGTTTTTTATTGCCCCTAAAATTATGAGGGGACAAAATGAAAAGAAAATTGAACTTAGTGAATAAGTTTTCAGACAATGACTTGCGGGCTCATGGCTATATGACAAGTGAAGAATTTGTCAATAAATTAACCCCAGGACTTAAAGAGTACCTTAGTAAAAATTGGGGCGTTAGAGATAACAAGTCCTTACATCATCCAGAAGATTTAATATCTAATGCAGCTATTTATATGGAAGTTGCTTATCATGTGATTGCAGATTTTGGTGCTGGACCTACGGGATAAGGATAGACCCCTTCACGTTTGTGCTTGTGGCTCCACTTTGTGGAATGTCAAAGCTCAATTTGAGGAAGGGCAAATATCCCTTTACATGCTAGATATGGAATGCCACCTCTGCGGAAGCCTTGCTACGGCCCCAACACCTGAGGATAATTTCGACTTTTAACCTGACATTACACGCTCGATTATTCATACTTTAGGGGTACTACTAATTCGAGCATAAAAAGGAACCCCATGTCAGAAATAACAGAAGAGAATATTTTGCGCGTAGGCGCAGGAAGTAATCCACAAGCCGTAGCATCAGCAATTGCCCACAGTATTTATGAAACTCGTGGTTGCAAAATTCGCGCCGTAGGTGCAGGAGCAGTTAACCAAGCCGTCAAAGCAATCGCAATCGCTCGCGGATATTGCGCCCCAAGAGGTTTAGACCTTGTATGTATCCCAGGTTTTGCAAGCATTAAAAGCCACGATGGAGACATTTCTGCCATTGTATTTGTAGTCTCAGCAGCAGGTTAAGCCATTATTTTGCGCTTAAATGCCTTATTGTTATTTAACCCCCTTTGCAAAGGAAACTAAATGAAGACAGATTCATCTAAAAAGAACCCAGCACCATTGGCTCCTACTTCAGCTGAGCCATCAAATGCTTCAGGTTCAAAGCCACGTGCAGCTATGCCTGAAAAGGGCAAGCTTATGAAGAAGAAGAACACTGCAGCAGGAGACCCAACTAAGATGGCTAAGCCATCTCGTACATTTGTAACTGCTGATGGACATCGTGCAGGAGCTCGCTATGGAATCCGCGTAGGATTTGAAAAGCAAATGGCACCAGAGGCTGGAGCAACTCAGGGCAATGGAAAAATTATTCCTGCTGCTACTAACCGCTCAAAGCCAAACTTCAATGCAGGTATGGCTGAATAATAGTTTTAGTAAAAAACGCCCCTGAGCAATCAGGGGCTTTTTTATTGGTGTTGTATTTGTCTTAACTCTAAATGTATGGTTGAATTACACCCATGTCACTCAAAGATGAATTGGCTAATCTATCCCCCAAAGCTTCTGTTGGCACGTATTCAAAAGGTCGTTGTGGGGTAAACGAATGGCTGAAACTACAAGATGACACGCTTATCTTAGAGTTTAGAGAGTTGTTAGACACCCAATCTTCGACTATGGAAATTCATAGATTTTTACAGGCAAAGTTTACTGATTTGCCTTTTAGTTTAACCACATTCCGTACTCATAGAAACCGTTGGTGCCAATGTCCATAAACGAAGAGTTTAAAGAGTTTATTAACGCAGGTAAAGAAGGCTCAGACGATTTAATTCGTAACATCCCAGATGGTTGGCGTCCTCGTTCTGAAATTGGCAATGATGGTGGTTTTATTGTTTCTACACCACGACCTGATGGCAATACCCCAGGTGCAGAAGAAATTATTAGAGAAGCAAATTTAGACCCATCAGAATGGGCAGTTACATCGCATAAACGCTCACGTTGGCAAAAATACGACGGAGAATGGTTAGAATCATTTAAAATTTCTGTTGTTCCATTAATTTCATCTTCAGGAAAAGATTATGATGCAGAAAAATTAATTGAAGACATTATTAATTGGAGACCAACAGGACCAGTAAATGACCACGCAGGTGATTTAACAGCTGTTTATAGTATTGGTGATACACAATATGGAAAAGACGATACCCCAGCAATTGTTGAAAGGGTACTTCGTACATTCAATGAGGCAGTAGAACATCATAAATACTTACAATCTAAGTATAAAATTGGCCAAATTGCACTTCCTCAAATTGGAGACTGCATTGAAGGAATGACAAGTCAAAAAGGTAAAGTAATGGGACGCCACGATATAGGGGTAGCCCAACAAGTTCAGGTTGGTCGCCGTGTTCTTATGGCTCAGATTAAATCAATGGCGCAGTATGCACCAAAGATTATCGTTCCAGTAGTTCCAGGTAACCATGATGAAGTTCAACGGTTTTTAGTTTCTCGCCCTGAAGACTCATGGCAGATTGAGATTGTTCGCGCTGTAGAAGATGCTTGTATGGAAAATGAATTTCTTAAAGATAGAGTTGAGTTTCGTTACCCAGCTTTAGATGATAGTACTTTGTGTGTTAATTTAAGTGGCACCCTATACGGTATGGCTCATGGTCATCAAAAAACTAATATGGTTTCTTGGTGGTCAGGGCAAGTAATGGGTAAGTGTTCAGTAGCTAATGCAGATATATTAAATGTTGGTCATTTGCACCATTACGACGTACAGAGTGTAGGTCGCCGTTTATTCATACAGAACCCTGCTATGGACAATGGTTCTAGTTGGTTTAGAGATAAATCGGGCCTTGAATCCCACCCAGGAATTGTTTCCTTAGTAGTAGGAGAAGGTTTTGACGCTCGTAGAGAGTTAGTGGTGCTAGGTGGCTTTCGCTAACCTATAATGGGTTTATGCCAGGACCACATCAAAACGTTCAAAATCTCGGCGCTGCTGGGATGTATGGAACTAACACCAATTATGGTGGAGGCGGCGTTTCAGTCGCCAGGAGTGAACTCGACTTCCTACGCTTAGGCGTAGGTCGTCAGCCTTCTGCGGAGTATCCCTGACGGCTACCTCGGAACAATTAGAACTCGTAGAGATGACCGTGGTCGTCCAGGTTCCACATCAGAAAATGTTTTAGATTCACTTAAAGTTCGCATTACACAACGTGGTTACCAACGCGGTGTACATAAAGGTGAGCGCATTGATGCTGCAGGGTATTACTATCCTGATGAATTAGACAATACTCGCGGTATTCGTCGTCAAATGAATGCTGCTAAAGAAGGCAATGTATATATGTCAAAACGCAATGCAGATGCACAGCATCTAGCACCAGCTCCGCACTTACCTAATGATGGTAAGGCAGGTCCTGCCGCAAAGAGTGATGCACCTATGGGTGTTAATTTAAACAGAGCTAAGCGTCTTAGCTCCCTATCACCGAATTGGAAATAAATGTCAGGAAGAATGGCAGACGGTGTTTACTCCCGCAAACCGTGGCAAGCACCACCTGAGGCTGCTTACCCACCGCAAGCATATATCGGTCCTTTTGCCTCTAATCAAGAACGTCTACTTAGCCAATCACTAGCGGCTAATATGATGACAGGGGCAGAACTACAAGAATATGTGCGCCCCCCACTACCTCAAGTTAAGTTATTTCCAGAGCGATACGGATACACCCAGACTGAGATAAGTATTGAAGACATAATTGATTTGCCTGGTCGCGCTCAACAGCGTGTAGAGTCTGACTTTAGCAATACCCCTAATACTCAAGAAAGTACTAGCCGTAACACCTTAGGAGGCTCAGTATGAGCAACGACCCAGGTCTACTTACAGATTCAACTGGCGATGGCATGGCTGGAGCTATGGATGTTAAGTTACAGACCCAAAAAGATTTAAAAACCACCTATTACAATGGTTCTAAGCCTTGTATTGAATGTGGATTAACGTTAAACCCAGTACAATCACTACATACAGATACTTGCCCGAATTGCACTCGTCGCAAGCAGTCTAAATTACTGAAGGGTAAAATGGCATAATGACAGTAAATAATTCACGTTCACAGAACGCATCCCTTAATGAGGGTGCAACTGACGGTAAGTATCGTAAGCGCCGTCCAAATACAACAGTAATTCCAGGTTCTGGTGACCAAGATGTCGTTAAGAACCGTGCTGGACTACACCCATACATGAACTATGGTTTCATCAACTCAGAAGAGTCTTCTAAAGTAAATCCAGCAGGTTAATCATGGCTAAAGACCGTGCAAAAGATACTCGTCGTTCAACGGGAAGCCTTGAAAAGATGGGGGCTGCTTTAGGCTGGAAACGAGAGGGTTCTGCTTGGGCAGACAACTTTCAAATGAATTCTGGTCAATCATTTCCTGAAAACGCTGTTAAAGAAGCACGACCACATGACAACGCTTCTATTAACACACGCCACGATGGTGACTTTAGAAAAGACCGAAATGAAGTTTACAATGTTGGTGGCGGACATGTTAAACAGGCTAACGATAAAAATGAGTACAAATTAAATGGCTAATCCAAAAGACAGGGCACGCGACCCATATCGCCAACCAGATATTGAATGGACTAAGCAAGACGCAATGCAACAAAAATATGCGTATGAATTAGCGCATCCAGAACCAGATACTCACGAAGCTGAGTACGAAGAAGCAAATAAGAGGCTCTAATGAACCCAAAATCAACACAGTTTCCTATTAGCCATGTAAAAGTTCGCCCACAAGATGAGCGCAATGTATTTAATGAGGGTACTGAAGACCAATATGATGACGCTAATGGTCGTGTAAAGTACAACGCAATGGGTAAAATTGATATGTGGCATTCTGCAGATGCTCGTGAAAAAGAGTATGTTGCATTAGGTAAGACAAGCAATGCTCGTAAAGCTGGCACCCTTCCAGTACAGAAATTTGATGACACAAAATGAAGCCAACTGAGTCACAGTTTCCAGAAGCATCTGATTCAGAACGCCCTGAAGGATGGGATTATCTAACTCCAGAAGCTATGGATGAGATGTCACAACATTTTTCTAAAGACGCTAATAAGGATAAATAATGTCTGAGGCACCAGAAGACCGTGGCCCTAGCAGTTTAAGGATTGTAAAATATGACCCTTCAAACCCTATTCACGAAGGATTAGTATCTAGACAACGCCCTAATGAAGGTACCCCTGTAAACGCCCATATTGATGCTAGAACAGACCATATTGTTATGCCTGTTGCAAAAGGCATGGAAACAGAGCCTAAACTTTCAGGGCGCTATATGACCAATGAAGAAAGCGCAGGGTATGTAGTTCCAGTAAAAGATAGGATTAAACTTCCTAAACCAAAACCAGTTATTAAAACAGATGCTCCCTCTATGAAAACTGCAAAAAATGCGGGTTCTATTTATAATAAGCCTCGTGTAGATAAAGAAGCAAATAAAGAAGCCGCTGCTGCACGTCAAGCTAAAATTGCTGCAGCCCTAAAAGCCAAGCGTGAGGGTAAAGCTTAAAACATCTGATAATATATCGGTCTACAAATAGGAGTAATAATGGTTCACGATTTATCGCAATTTAAAAAAGCTGAGGTAGACCCTACTGAGCCTCATATGCGTGTTCTTAAGTGCTCACGATGCCGAACTATTGAAGTTGTCCCTGATTATGAGGGTCCTGAAGGCGGAGAAAATAGCGCAGAATATGATTTACACCTTAAGTTTTTTACAGACCCACACGTCAATGGCAAGTGTAAACGTGAAGATTTTGCTACCGTCAGATTTCCTACGCGTTTTTGGGTTATTCCTAAAGTAAAAGAAAGTATTGAACGCCAGCTTATACAAGGCGCAGAAGGACTTGATGTATTTGGTACCAACGCCTATGCAATGAAGAACAATTTTCAAGCCGATGCTATGAACTGTTGGATTAAAGAGCACAATCAAACTGATGACTGTGCAGATTACAAAAGCGATAAAAAGCTTATTAAGCCTGATACAGCCAAAGAACGCCTTGAAGCTGGTTTGGAAAAAGAATCACGAGGCCCAAAGGTTTACCTATGCGATTATTGCCCCTATAAGTCTGTTGTTCAAAAGAAGGCGTTTAAAAAGCAGGGGCACTACGACTAATGCAGGTAGAAACAGCCTTTATTATAGGATTAAGAACAGATGGTTCGTTTTTTGCCTCTACTAGCCTTACTACAGAGCTGGAAGTAAAGCGACAGGCCGATAATTCAGACATTAAACACGGTTGTAACGACATCTTGACTTTACTAAAAGACAATGACCTTGCTAATCTTATCCTGACCAAACTAGCTGCCACCGCTCAGTCAGAGTCTGAAAGGACAGCTAGTTCAATGCGTCAAGTACTATCCGAGAAGGGTATACTGTAACTACACGAGACTAGGTGGGGATGATTATGGCAGTTCCTAAGAAAAAACCAGTGCAGAAAAAAGTTGCGCCTAAAAAACTTCCCAAGTCACAGTCAGATGAGCTAACTCCGCTCGATGTGCACGCAATTCAAATTCACGAGTTGTATAAATCATTTCGTAAAGCAGGATTTCCAGTAGATATTTCAATGGCTTTAGCTATTGATGATTTAGCGCATCCAAGTTGGTTTTACACAATGGTTCCTGATTTGGAACTATTAGAAGACGAAGAAGACGAAGACTAGAGCTATACTGTCCTAATGGACTTTAACGTGGCGTTAGCTAAACATGCAACACCCGTGTCCTTAGAACCATCAGAAACATCCTACTTTAGCGCCCCTTCCGCAGGGTTAGACCCCCGTTTATTTAGAGACAGCCGTTTAATTGGTAGCGTCCGTAGTGGAATCCTTAGCGCCTTGTTTGACCATTTGCATCGCCATTATTATAACCCTGAAGCTTATATTCATGCGTGGTTAGCAGGTAGTGGGGTGTCCTATCAGTGGGCAGCAAACCGCACACCAGCAGATTTAGATTGCCTTGTAGGTATCGACTACGTGGCCTTCCGCAAATCCAACACAAATTTTGCGGGGCTCAGTGACCAAGAGATTGCCTCAATGTTTAATGAGGATTTTCGCACCGAACTTTATCCACTTACAGAGAACTATTTAGATTCATTTGAATTAACTTTTTATGTCAATGTTGCTACAGATATTCGCACTATCAAACCCTATGCAGCTTACTCATTAACAGATGATGATTGGACTGTAGAACCATCAGAGCCAAGTCTTAATCCTCAACAGGATTGGGAGCGCAAAATAGCAAGAGATGAAAGTATGGCTGTAGAGATTTTAGAGCGATATGCCTCTGCGCTTGCTAACATTGGAACAGCCACTACAGATACCGCCCGCATTAACTCTGAAGCTGCATTAAAGCTAGCAGTCCAACAGGGCGCAGCATTATTTGAGGATATACATCAAGGACGTGGTTCTGCGTTTAGCCCTAGCGGTCAGGGGTATGCAGACTATGCTAACTACCGTTGGCAAGCAGGAAAGAAAACAGGGGTAGTTCAAGCACTGAAGCAGTTGAAAGATTTATCTACTAAGACACGTCAAGAGTTTGAGTCCCAAACATATGGTATGGAACTTCCAACTGCTAGTGTATTAGTACGTAGAGCAGCACTGTACAAGCGCTAATCACTATTTAATCGGAGCACAGTTTGTCTATTATTATGTTCGTTGACGGAGTTTTACGCTCCGAAACAGGAAGCCCTATTTATCAAGGGCTTGCTTTATACCGCATGTTTAATGAAGATGTACGAGTTGTACTTCTATGCGATGATTACGCTAAAACTAATCGTTGGTTACTAGAGCATAAAATAAATAAGATGGATGATTTAATTGATTACAGCGTTCCAGGTGTTTTAAACGACCCAGAGTTTGAGCAAGTTAAGTATTGCCGTTCTCAGGGCAAAGTAGAGGTCATTGTTACAGCAGATGTTGACCTAGCCAAGAAGCTATTGGAGATTGGTTTAGACACCCTATTATTTTTGCACCCAAGCTATCTTCGTCCAGAGTTTAGACCAGATGGTCGTCAAGGGGTAAAGAGTTGGAAATCTATTGAAGCAGAGATAGACAAACAGCTTGAAATGATTAGGGAAGACCCAAGAGTTTGAAAATTATCTATTTGGGCGCCGAAGTTCCTAGCAACCGCACCCTCCTTGAAACCACCACAGCCAACCATGTTGGTGTAAGTTTTTGGCGCCTAGTAAAACGAGGCCTACCTAAAACCAAAAGCTATCTCATTGACAATTACTTTTCAGATAATGTCTATGTCTATGCCCATGCTGGAATACCAAAGACAGAAAACCTAAGCACAGAGGAATTAGAGGAATTTGCCGCCCTTTATGAGGATTTTATTGCCCACAATATAGAGCGGTTAATTACTTTCAATGAACTAGTCCATCCTAAGCTCAGTACAGAGTTCATAGAAGAGCAGCGCAAAACTTGTTGGGCAGATGTACCCCCATCCAAGTTCCAACCTGTATGGCAATCGCAGATGGGTATAAACAACCTTAAACAGATGGCTGAGCACTACTTAGACATTGGCCTCATGGGAGATGACATTGAGCATGAGAGCCAGCTTGCTGCCCTTACACGGGGTTTGAGCGCCCGTGGCACACGTTTCCATGCTATCAACACAGCTAAGCCTTACAACCTTCGTCAAGTCAATGTTGAGTCTGCCAGCACACTTTCCTGGCTTGCTCCTATGTTGCACGGTGAGACTATTGTCTGGGACGGTACTAAGCTCGTTAGATACAACAAGAAGATGAAAGAACAATCCCGTCCTCGTTATAGAAATATCTATGAAAAGGCTGGGTTAAACTACGACCTGATAATGGAAGATGACCCCCAAGAAGTTTGCCGTTTGGCAGTTTGGTCTTATGAACAGTTTGAAATGAGGATGAACGTGAGCGGTAATGATAGCTTCTTATACGATAATAGCGAGGGGAGTGAAGTGGAGGAAAGTGGGGAATCACTACCTGCACATAACGATAACAAGGGGGTAGGAATGCGGAAAGTTGAGCCCCGAAATCCTGAAGAAATTATGAATTTACCTGTCTTTGGATATGATTTTAAGACCATTGTTGAGACAGATGAAGATGGTAAAGATGTCATTAAAGATGTACCTGTTATTAGGTCACAAGCATCTACTTTACGTCAGTGTGACACCTGTTTTGTTGCTGCTAATTGCCCTGCATTTAAGCCTCAAAATAGTTGCGCTTTCAACCTTCCTATTGAAGTAAAGACTAAAGACCAACTAAAGAGTTTGATTAATGCAATAGTAGAAATGCAAGGACAAAGGGTTGCTTTCATGCGTTTTACCGAAGAAATGAACGGTGGATACGCAGACCCTAACGTCTCACAAGAGATTGACCGCTTGTTTAAATTAATTAAAACTGTTAAAGAATTGGACGATTCATCTTCCTTTATTAAGATGACTGTAGAAGGAAAAGGCGCTTCTGCTGGTGTACTTTCTAACATCTTTGGAGACCGTGCTCAAGCATTAAAAGAGCTTCCTAACGGTGGTTTAACAGAGGTTGAAACTACTAGAATTATTAAAGATTTAACAGAAGAAGATAAATAGCTGTTATCGCATAACTCTGTGATTAACTAGATGAAACAGGGTATGTTGCTGAACTGGCATATACTCGCCATGTGCACTACTGTAACGCATCGCTAAACTATACATCCCCCAGCTACTCAAGGGGATTTACATCTGCATAGAGAGAAGGAAAATATGGGTTTGTCATTCCGCTTAACAGAAGATTTCCTCGCAGGATACAGAGATAAGAAAGTACCTTGGGGTTATCAAGATGCGGCAGGCAACTCAGTAGGGGAGATTACTTTCCTTCGAACTTATTCCAGACTTAAAGAGGATGGAACCAAAGAGACGTGGACTGATGTCTGCGAGCGAGTCATTAATGGTATGTACTCGTTGCAAAAAGACCACGCAAAGATGAACCGTCTTCCATGGTCTGATGCCAAAGCTGCCTCATCTGCCAAAGAAGCTTTTGAGCGTTTGTGGAACCTCAAGTGGACACCACCTGGAAGAGGACTATGGGTAATGGGCACACCCATTGTCAATGAGCAACGCAACTCTGCTGCCTTACAAAATTGCGCTTTTGTATCCACCCTATCTATGACCAAGATTGACCCAGCTAAACCATTTGCATTTTTAATGGAAGCTTCAATGTTAGGTGTGGGAGTGGGATTTGACGATAAAGGCGCTGATAAAGATTTTATTATCTATGAACCATTAAAAGGAGAAACCTATGTCATCCCCGACACCAGAGAAGGTTGGGTTGAATCAACCGCTGCCCTCATCAATTCCTACCTCAAGCCAGATACGAAGGCTCCATTATTTGACTACAAAGAAATCCGTCCAGCAGGCACGCCAATCAAAACCTTTGGTGGAACAGCAGCAGGACATGAACCGCTCCTAAGACTCCATGACCTTATTACTAATATGTTTAAGGCTCGTGCAGGAGAAAAGCTAAGTCGTACTGATATTGCAGATATTGGCAACATGATTGGAGTTTGTGTTGTCAGCGGTAACGTTCGACGTTCAGCTGAACTCTTAATGGGTCGTATAGATGATGAGACTTTCCTTAATCTTAAAAACCCTGAGAAGTTCCCAGAGCGCAATCTCTACGACCCAACAGGTAAGAACTCAGGTTGGGGTTGGATGTCTAACAACTCTGTTGAAGTCTCGGTAGGCCAAAGCCTAGATAAAATTGTTGAAGGTATCGCTCTCAATGGTGAGCCAGGAGTTATTTGGATGGATGTCACTCGTAAATATGGACGCCTTAAAGACCCTATCAATAACAAAGACTGGCGTGCTATGGGATACAACCCATGTGCTGAGCAGTCACTAGAAAGCTTTGAGTGCTGTACTCTCGTTGAAACTTATCTTAATAGACATGACAGCATTGAAGATTTTAAGCGCACTCTCAAGTTTGCTTATCTCTATGCTAAGACTGTTACTCTCTTGCCTACCCACTGGGAAGAAACTAATGCAATCATGCAGCGTAATCGCCGTATCGGTACATCAGTATCAGGCGTGGCTAACTTTGCAGATAACAAGGGCTTGCCTGTTCTTCGCAAGTGGCTCGATGAAGGTTACAACGTAGTTAAAGATTACGACAAAGGATACTCAGAGTGGCTTGGTATCCGTGAGTCTATTAAGATGACTACTGTTAAGCCATCAGGCACAGTATCTATCTTAGCTGGAGAGAGCCCAGGAGTTCACTGGCCTGTTGGTGGTAAATATTTTCTTCGTGCAATTCGTTTTCGTAATACTGACCCGATGCTTCCCCTCTTTCAGATGGCGCAGTATCGTATTGAACCAGCAAGTGAAGACCCTGTAAATACCTCAGTAGTGTTCTTCCCTGTTAAGTCTGATGCAGTTCGTTCTGAAAAAGAAGTCTCTATCTATGAAAAGATTGATTTAGCTGCAACTGCTCAGTATGAGTGGTCAGATAACTCTGTATCAGTAACAGTCTCTTTTGACCCTGAGACAGAGAAGAACCATGTTAAGCACGCTCTCCATATGTACGACGGTAAGTTAAAGACAGTATCGTTCTTACCTTCGGGCAATCATGTGTACCCACAGATGCCATATACTCAGATTAGTGAAGAAGAATATGAGCAAGCTCGTATGTCTTTGTTCCCTATTGATTTTGCTGGTGTCTACGCTGGTATGGCTATGGACGCAATCGGCGAAAATTATTGCACCACAGATGCGTGTGAGGTAAAACTAATAAAAGACAATCAATAGTAAAAAGCCCCAGCGATAGCAACTCTCTGTTTGCTTTAATCGCTGGGGCTCACTATTAGTTCTAGTCTTCGTCTTCGTCGTTCCACTCATCAGGGTCTACATTAGGACTAGGATTACCCCAGTCAGGTGTTGGAACGATTGGGTCTATAAAGCTCATGCTTCTATCTTAAACTTTACTTCGCCTTGATATCCAAGAGGCTTACCCTTTTCATCAAGTGCTGTACCAGCAACCATTTTAATAGACTTCTTTGGTGTGTTAGCAATCGTCATCTCTTTTAGCCAACGCTTGCCAGCACTTGCATTAGAGAAAGCGTGATGTGAACCTGAGATAGGACTCTCTACGCCTTCGTAATTAATTGAGTATGAAGCTAACCACGCCCCACCTTTAACATTGTTTTTAATTAGCGTTCCTGTAAGTAACGCATTAACTTTTTTAGCCATTACTTCTCCTTATGGATTAATCAATAGATAGCGACCTGATAGCCACTCGTTACTTGCCGTACCACTTGCACTTGCTATTAAGTTTTGATAAGTAGAAGCGTAGTCTACTCCCTTATGTAGTAATACCCAACTTGTCACAGCAGCAGAGGCATTAGATGTGCCAACCATAAACTTAGTACTGCCGTCAAGGTTGGTTACGAACCAACGAGCATTGGAGTATAAAGTAGTCTGAGTATTGCCGTTACTGTATCGGGCTATGTAAGGCTTAGCGGTTGAGTCCCAAGCAATAGGTTGGGAACCAGCCCACGGGTTGTCCGTTGCACCAACTGAGATAGCGTCAGATACACACGCAGGAGACATCATAGTCGTACGATTACTGTTGTTACCTGTGGCAACAATGACTTGAACATTGTTAGCTTTCAATGCGGTGATATCTTCGGCTAATCCAGCAGGTACATTACACCCTGCAAAAATCGCGCCCTGAGAGATATTGACTACCGATATATTAAACTTAACTCTGTTGGCTACTGTCCAATCTAAAGCACTCTTTACTGAGGCTAGTGTATAAAGGTATGGATTACCCAAAGAGGTAACGCCCACAATTTTAATAGGGATTACCTTAATACTAGGATTAACTTTAACCATGATGGATAGCATCTGCTCTCCATGATTAACTTCCATATTCTTAGAGTTAGCTTGCTGAGCAGCCCCAGTACCTTCCATAAAATTTTTGCCATTTGCACAGGTTGTATTCTCAATAATACATACCTCATAGGCTATGTTATTAGGATAGAGAGCGGTATTAACACCACTATCTATGAGTACGGCGGTAGGCTCTGAGCCAGCATGAGCGGGCGATATAAATCCAACGGTCAATAGTAATACTAGTAGTAACTTACGCATAGTGCACCTCTACAATTTCTGATAGTAACCAGTCAAAATTAGGATTACTAGAGCGCATGGTCTCTAGTTCCTCCAAGCTATTTACATAAGCAAATACATAAAAATCATGTATTCCGTGATTATCTTTTTCTTCATTTTCATCATAATTCCCAAAAGAGACATACTCCTCAAAGATTAACTCTTCGGGCATATCCTTCCAGCGAATATTAACTGTTGCGCCAATCGGCGCGGTTTGTGTTGGCATTTAATTCTTCCTCTTCTCCTTTGTATATAGCAACGCCCGCGCACTCTTCTTCGTTACAGCAACGGTCTATGCATGGGTCTTCACAATTAAGCTCATCACAGTCTTTGTAATCTAAGTGTTCATACCTAACCCAGTTTGAGCCACAACTCTCACATACCCAGCCTTCGTGTTCATTATGTTCTCTAATCATTATTACTCCCCTTCATAACTCTCCACCGTTTTCATCTTGGTAGATAACATTAGAGAAGTTAATATCGGATTCTACATCATCACCAATCCACTCCAATACATCTTCTAGTGTTATCTCTTGCTCTGACTCTCTGTATTCCATAGTCATCATAGCGTCTACAATAGATTCAACATCATAGCTAATACATTTCATAGCGTTAATACGCTCAGGAAGTTTGGTCATTAGTTTCCTCCGCATACTAAACATGAGCCTTCATCATGAGGAGTGCGGTCTTCGCACCCTAAGCAATCTCTCCACTCAACATCAGATAGATAACCCTCTCTCTGTCTGTCTGCTACTAAGTTATACACAGCCCATTGACCAAAGCCTACATAGAGATAGTTACAGAGTTCATGTAGTGAAATTGCGCCTTTATATCCTTGTGCCATTACATATTCTCCTTAATACAATCCGCGTATGGGTATTCGTGTGGCTCTAGGTCTTCGCAACTGCACCAACCAAAGCGTTCAACCTGTGTAGCGTGCGTAAGGTCTGCTAACTCACTCATGCTTATAGGCATTTGACTATAACAAGTTTGGCATATAGCGCGAGAGTCACCCGTGAACCAATCTTCAGCTATGTCGTTGCACTCATCACAAGTGATAGTGTCACCTAAACCTTTTACTGCTATGTATTCACTCATTGTCTTTTCCTAACTTAGTATTAAGGTCTTGAATGATGATGTCTTCTGCTTCGCTACTGTCTATGTAGCTCCACTCTTGGGTCTGTGTATCCCAAACATTTCCCTCGTCATAGTTAATCGAAACCTCAAAATCAATCTCCCATGTCTTTGACTTTTCATCAAAGAGCACTACATAGTGGTATTGCTTACTCATCAACTTCTCCCTGTTCGATAGCTAATAGTTTTAGTTCAGGTGTTAAACACTCATAGTGATAGCGGTTGTTCCCGTTCTCACCCATGTCAATAGTTATATTTTCATCTAAGTAGATATTCTTTTCACACGCATCACACTCATAGCCAGCACACTCTCCACAACGCCAGCCATCATCAAAGCTAAGTCTGTTAATACCTATGCCCACAGTTGAACCGTCAGGCATAGTCATAACACCCAGCGTTGGTGTGCCACAATCTAGGCAAGGGTCGTTAATCATTAAATATCCCCCTCTATGTTAAGACTATTACACTTGTTACACTCAGGCGCATAACCCTCATCAAAGCGTTCTCTATCTCCTGCGTATTGGTCAATGATTTTGTCGCCTTTATAGGTAACTACCTCAAACTCAACATAGGCAAGAATAAACTCTTTATCGTTATCACAATCTATACATCTAGGCATTTCATTTCCCCCTTAAAAGTGAAAGTCAATAGGTACAAGAAATTGTTTATCAGGGTCGGACTCTATGCGCTTTAGTAATTCACCCATAGCTCCGTCGCCATACTCCATGTCATAGAAGTATGAGTCACAGTTCCAGTTTCCCGATAACAACTCAGCAACCTTTTTGATACGCCACAAATTCATGGAGTAATCGTTAGTAACAATGTCTTCGCCTTCATACCCGTTAAGTTGATACTCAAACTCAGATAGGTTTATATGTGATAAGGCTTGCTCAACTTCGGCTTTACGATTAGCTTTTACCTTCTCTAAACCAATAGCAATTTCTTTGCCTTGATAGGCTTTGCACCAATCATAAACTGCCCAACGCCCGCCTAACTCATCATCAAACCAATCCCACCACCTGTCACCTTCGGTATATAACAATGTGTCATTGATTTTATCAAACGCTTCTTCTGCGTTATCTGCCTCTACTGCAATCCAATGTAATGTATGCATTACTTTTCCCCCTCATATCTCACGCAATTTTTTGCCACTATTAGGCAAACTTCATCTATTAGTTCCTCAGACATACCGTCGAGGTATGCCATTAAATCGTTCTGTATTTGCTCCGATAGTTCCACCGTGTTCATTATGCGCAACTTCCATGATTAGCTTCTACGCTATCAAAGACCGTGTTTTCGGCAGGTTCTAGGTAAAAAACTTCCTTAAATAATTCGCGCCCTTCAATCCACTCTTCCCAATCACCGTCTGACCTAAGATACATATTAGGGAATAGATACTTAGCTAAGATAAGTACAGATGTAACTACCTTGTCATAAGGCTTGCGGGCAGTTTTGCAGAACTCCCACTCATTACTAACCTTACTAAAGAAGAAAGTCTCATGGCTCTCTTCTCCTATGCCATTGAGGACTACAACCTCATTGTTAATTTCGCCTTCAATAGCTATATCCCAAGCCTGTTCTAGTAACTGTCTAACTCCTTTAATAAAGTTAGCCCAACCCTTTTCACTAGGCTGAGTATGTAGCTGAAAGTAGTGTGTGTATCCCATTAGTGTCTCCCTACTAGATGTCCGTCTACTGAATAGCTATTTAATTTATGCTCTTTATCGTAACTGTCCATACTAGGCTCAAAAGGCAAAAATAAGAATCCGCCCCCGTTGCCCTCTTCATCTTTTGACACGGTAACTTCATATTCCGCGCCCTTTACCGTATCTGTATCAGGATAAGCAACGAGGAACTTAGGGAACCCATTTCCCCACTCTTCCTCTTCCATACCTAGATATTTAAGGATAGTCACGCCTTCTAACTGTCCGTAATAGCGGTCATAATAAACCTTAGCCCTTGCTTGATACTCTTCTTTTGTACTCATTTCATTTCTCCCAATACTCTACGATAGTTTTAATAGTGGTATGGATATGGCAATCACAATCTTCGCCACCCATATTTTCGTGAAACTCAAAGTGGTTCAAGTTATCCTCATAGATATCCTCAATTAGCTCTGATACTAGATATAACCTGCCTTTGCCTGTATTCATCTTAGTAACTCCTAAAGTAGTAACCGTCGGTGCGCCAAAATTCGCCACCTATGAATAAATCTCGCCCCCAATAATCTATGTCAAAATAGATACGAAGAGGAGAGTCAAGACTAACCTCATCAAAGAGGCTAGAGTTCTCAGCCATTTCATTGAAGAAATCGCGGTCTGAGTCGTACTGACCGATATATGCTTCTTGAAAGTCGGAGATGTTATCGCGCCAGTTTTCATCAAAAGTAATCCCCATATTGTCGAGGTAGATAAAGAAAGCGGTGTCATGGTGTGGGTACTCTGTACTCACCTCAATAGCTTGCTCCTCTAGGTACTGCTTCATATATGACATTTTTCGCCCCTTGCGATAGTGTGTGATGTTGGTGCTACCGACTACGGCAACCTTACCTCTGTATCATTGGAGACCAACAGGTATGAGTCTAGGTGCGTGGTAATACGACAATCAAAGCCTGTGCATAAAGTTATCCACAGCCCCTCTTTCTATGTAAATTTCGCGCCCTTTGCTTTTCTCTTCTTCTTTATATATAGATAGAGGGGGGAAGAGTCTCTCTTTTGTGCTTATCTGAGCATTGTGGCTCGTATGCGATAACTTTCAATCAAGGCAGGTCAAAACTCTGGCCTTATCACCGCATACTCTCTCAATTCAGCTAAGTAGTAGCCTAATCTCTCTTTATTAGCGATTTATCGACATTTGCGCTCGCTATCGCCCTGTGCATAACTTTATCCACAGGATTTGACAGGGCGGGCGGGTTTGTGTTGGACACTTGATGTATATCTTTAAGCTTATATATCGCACAATCAGCACATTACAGACAACAGCAACCCGTGCCAACACAAACTTTAAGGTCGTAGGGCGCGAAATCTCTACTAAAATGAAGAAAGAGCGGGGGGCAACCCGCTCAATCTCCTGTCTCGACCTGTCCCTCAGGGAGAACTCTATGTCAGGTGTTGTCCTTCCTTCTCATACTCTCTCTGTATATCTATATATGTATCTTTATCATCTAATAACATCTCTACAAAGCCCGAAATTTCATCAGGTACATGGGTTTCTGGGTAGGCTTTCTCATCTGTGACCAGCCAATACTCAGCCACATCCAGCTCAGAAACAATGTTATTGCCGTCTTCATACTTTTCGTATTCGCCAACCAGCAAGATTCTCCACTCATGGTCAAGATTGTCCTTAGTCCAGTAGTACATATGCGGTTTCTTCATTTTTGCCCCATTATCTCTCTAGTAGTCCTGTTCCAGTAACCTTCTACTCCACAATGACAGGTATAGATTCCAGGAATATCTGAGCAACTCCACTCATGTTGATGGCTCATTTCTGCTCCTTAGCAAACTCATTAGAACGCCAAATATCGTCCATATCTAGGTCTTCTGCCCAGTCAGGGTCGTCAATTTTTTTGCCCTCTGCGTTATACCAATCATAGCCAGAACACTTCTCTGAGTAATAAGCCACGTGCCTATATTTTTCGCCGTCCACTACTAAGATAGTTATTTGTTCCACATCAGTGTTGTATTCGGCTGTATCTACGACCTCATACTTGGTTGTCATTAGTCCAGCCAATCTATCTTGTTGATATGTGACCACGCCCACATCAGTTCGTTTGCCTCTTTGATGTGTCCGTTCTTCCTTAGATAAGTAATGGTCTGCTTAAGGATTAACTCGGCATGATGTAGCCGTGCGTCTGCTCTTTCTAGGATTCTAGTTGTCACTTAAGTACCCTTCCAATACTAGTCTTACTAGTGGGTTGGCAGTAATCTCTGCCTGTTCATGGGCGCAAAAAACCTCATCTAACGCCTCATCTAACGCGACCTGCACAGCCTCGATTGCCTCGTCTGTCCAGCCATTGACCATTTCTGCGCTAATTGCGCCTTCCCAAATCATCTTAGTAGTCATGCGCTCACCTCCCAATTTATCTTACTAATTAAAGTATCCATCTGCTCGCCAGCATAGGATGTCCAGTTATTATCCCTTTTTATCTTTTTTAATGCCCATAAGATAATTCTTAATTCTTTCTGAGTCATGCGCTCACCGCCTTTTCATAGACACCGCAAGCCACTAGGAACTTACGACGGTCAAAGCGAGGATAAGCAAGAGCCAAATCGTCGGCTAGTTTGTATGCGATTTCATCGCGCTCTACAACCACTCCACCTTCGGCTGAATAGTTAGCCAATACCCGTGCAATGATAAAGAAGTCTTTGCGTGTCATTACTCAGCCTCGCCTTCTTCTTCGCACTCGCAGTTGTCTTGAACTTCTTCGCAGTTGTCGCAGATTTCGCCCAAATCATCTACCTTTATTGAAGCAACACCGTCATATGAGATTTCGGCGTCTGAGTTCTCTCCCCACTTGTCCCAAGCCAATTGCTCGGCTTCTTCTTGACTTTCTGCTATAATTTCGCCTTGAAAGTCAATCTTCATCTTTATATCGTATTTGTTTGCCACTTTATCGCCCCTTGTTAGTAGTAATTGCCCTTACATAGAGGACTCTACTCTCACTCTCTTTACGCTCACAAATCCTGTGTATAAAGTTATCCACAGGCTCGGCATTGTTTGTGTTGGAGCAAAGCTCCTAAAGTATTAAATGTAAAGATACACACACACGCACGCCACCAACACAAACATTTTTTAATTGGGAGGTGGGACTCTGGTTGCATGACTGGTCAAGATGATGTAGGATATCTAAGCAAGAAGGTGGAGGGACTAGTTCTTACCAACTAGTCCCTCCATGTTTGCTTCAAAGGGTGTCTCCTGTCCATTGAACAGTTCCATAGATGAGACTAGGGTTAACACTACAGGAAATTCTAAAGTTGTCAAATCAAAAAAAAGCGCCCCCATTGCTGAGGGCGCCTCTACTTATCTTGTTACAGTGCCATGACCGCTCTTAGAATTTTGCCCTTTTCTGCATTGGTCTGGACATCGAATCCACTTGCACTAGCCATGAGGGAATCATCGTTACCTGTTCGCGCTGTGCGGTAGTAATCGACTCGCTCAGTGAGCGCGTTAAGCGCTCCCCATTTGGTGCCACGAATGTTATCTTGAGTGTGAGCGACCTTGTAGAGATTGTTAATCGTGTCGATTTTCTGCTCGTATTTGGTGTTAGCCATTTTGGAGAGTTCATCAGGCTTTGGGTAGAGTTGTGCGACAAGCTTGTCAAATTGTGCATTTGTAATCTCCGTCTGGAATAGGTCTCGCGCTAGTTTTTCAAATTCATCCATATGTGTATTAGTTAAACCTAGTACACGTTGCGCCTCTTCCATGCGACCGTTGATTGTCTGTGTGTGGCGTACCTTGAAAGATTGCTTAGTGTTAGATAGCGCCATATTTAATGTGTTTTGGCATACGACTCTAACGGGTGTGATGTTGGCTTGTAGCGCTGTGCTGCCGTCGTGTGATGTGTGAACTAGAAGATAGGTCACTGTCTTATCGTTAGCCCCTTGTGGGTCTAGGATAAATTCATGCGGAACCGATAGAGAGCCAAAAACTACCTTGCCATTCTTGATTGAGCCCGCTGTCTCCCATGTTGCCCCGCCGTCGGTAAGGCCATCACCGAATGAGAATAGTTCCTCGTTTTGTAGTACCTTGTAGCGCTCGCCGACTACCGCTAAAACATCGGGATTGCCATTAAAAGGATGATTGCGTACGACGCTAAAAGCATCCTTAGTAGTTGTGTACCCTTCTGGATAAGTGATTTTTTCTAGGCGAACATCCCAATTGTTAAGGTGTGCGGTTTCTAGCATTTGGCTAGTTGATAGTGTATCTTCAAACACTGTGCCTAGATTGTGCCATGCAGGTGTGCTGCGGGTAGCGAAAGCGGTTTCGCCATTCTCTCCCTGTTCTAACATATGTGCCATTTTTTGCCCCTTATTCTCTCGCCCTTGTTGGCGATAGGATTAGTCTAGACTCACTCTTAAGCCTAGTGCAAAGGTTGTGGACAAAGTTATCCACAGACACGCCCGAGCGCGGGGGGAATGTTTGTGTTGGCTATAAGCTGCGCTTATAGCCAATGCCTTTAAAACACACACCACACACACCAGCCCCAACACAAACAAAAAGCTCCCTTGCGGGAGCCCTTGCTTTTACTTACACTTTTCTAGTAAGTAGTTATTAACTAAGTTCCATTCGAACTCGTTAGTTGGTTCTACCTTGCTCAGTTTTAGTTCTTTGATGCTTACTTTAACTACATCGCGTACTTCTGGCATTTATTCGCTCCCTTCATAATCGGCCTCTATTAAGGCTAGTCTATGTTCTCTCCTAGGCCTAGTACAAGGGCTGTGTATAAAGTTATCCACAACTAGCACAACAACCCCACCCCCGACGGAAAGGGTGAGGTTGCGTGTTTTAGCTGGGGGGCTAATCTTTTTCTATAACCTCTTCTACATATTCAAGAGGTATCTTTAAGGTTTCTACCTTTCTAGACTTGCCCTTTCTATAGGTAATCAATAAGAATTTATCGTGCGTGTTTTTACTTTCCCATACTTTAATCATGCGCTTACCTCCTTAGACATGTAGGGATTGTGGTTAATTACATCGGATAACGTCAGGGTCGAACTATTAAAGTCGCGTAGTGACTCCTCACTCATCTCAGCCTCAACTTTCCAACCCCAATCAAACTCATCAAAGTTTAATCCGAAAGCTTCTTGAATTTTTTTGGCTCCTACATCTCCAGCCATTGCTTCATTAGTGTGATAGACCATGGTAGTAACTTTGAAAGAGTCTTTCACCTTGTCACTCCAAAGAGTCACAGTGATAGTCCACTCCCAGACTGGCACACCTTGCGCGTTCCTTCTCATACTAATACTCCTTCTCCCTCGTCAGGTGTACCAAAATCGCTAGGTGTAATAAATTCAAGGTGTGCTTGCCATAAAGCAATAACCTGTTCATGCTCGTTGTCAATTTTGCAAAATTCATACTCTAGGTATGAATAATCTGCATCCCAATTTAATGGTGATTCTACCTCGTAAAGAAATTGTGGATATGCGGGCATCTACTTATCCCCGTCCTTGTATCCTGCACTATAACCGTCTAACCATGTATTTTGTATTTTTTCGCGCCATGACTCCCATGCCATTACTACTAAGAAAGGTAGTATCAACACTACAAAGCCTAGAAAGAAGTCTGAAGTCTGCATCCAATGAACCACGATTATTCCCCCCTAATATCTGCTAGATAACTATCTATTGCTAGTTCACTAATAGCCTCGCATGACTTACAGGTCGTCCACTCGCTGCCTTCATATGTATAAGTATCGGCGCCTAATGAACCACACCGTTCACATTTACTAGGTGTTGCTACTGCTACACATTGAGCACAGTCGCTATCTATCCCGCCGAGATGTATTGTTGTTGCCATGATTATGCCTCCATATCTTTAAGGATAGAGTGGATTTTCTGTGCGAGATTAAGTGCTAGTGTTGCAGTCTCACTGTTACCCTTAACGCCTGCGTCTAATGAGTGTGCTAGTAGGAGATTACTGATGCAGATTAAATCCACATAGGAAAGTGCCTTGTTATCTGTAGTGATGTCAATTGCCATTTAATTGCCCCCTATAAGATATCCGCGCCGTCTGCGCCGATGAGATAACTATAATGAGCCTGATAGATAGCCTGCAAAGCCTGTGGATATAGTTATCCACACCCTCTACCCTCACGACCCCCCCAGGGTTAGCACAGGTGATTCTCAGGAAAGTGGTCAGGCCGCAGCCGTAGGTAAAGTTTGTCTAAAGCTAGGCAGTGCTCCAAGTGAGGGGGGTATAAAAATTTTTGAGGTTGAATGTGCTACACAGTAGCCGTAGCCTCATCAAATTGTGTGCCTTTGCGAATGTTGCATACTGCATGGGCTATCTTTACGTTTTCAAGAACATCGTCTCCACCTTTGGATAGAGGTTTGACATGCTCGATGTGGGGATAAAGCTCCCAACCAGGTTGCCCTTGAATGTGGTTAGCCGCAAGGTCTACTGGGGTATTGCAGATATAGCAGTCATAACCATCTCTGTCAAAGATATGTTGGCGTGTGTAGTACTTATGTTTGCCACCATGTTTGACTGCTCGGTTTTTACTGTCGCGGTATACCTTATGCGGGTTTGCTTGTCTCCATCGTTTTTCAGCCTCTTTGTACTTTGGGTCTGAATGAAACTTCTCGCGTGCGTACTTAGCTGCTGCTGCTTTGCAGGCATCACATGCTACGCCGTTATTGTTTTTACGGCATCGGTCGTAATCTCCTGGACCAGTTCCGTGTTGATGTGCAAGTTTGGTTCGGTTAGTTTCTCGTATCTTGCGGTTGGCTTTGCGCTCCTCGTTGCGCTGATGGCGTCGAGCCTCGCTAGCTGCTTTGCGAGCTGCTGTTTTTGCGGCTTTCTCTGCTGCTTTGCGCTCTTCGCGGGCTTTGTTCATTGCAGCGTACTTTGCCGCTAGCCGTGCTTGAGTCTCTGCTGATTTTTGGGCTTTAAGAGCTTTTTCTGTTTTTTGACGAGCAAGAGTAGCCTTCCTCTGTTCAGATAGCTTTGCAGCTCGTATAGCTTGTTTTTCGGCTTTACGAATTGCCGCACGTTCAGCAGTTGCCTTTGCTCGCTCAGCTTTACGTGCTGCTTTGACCTCTGGGTCAACGTGTTTAATGTGCCGTTTTGCTTGCTCTTTTACGCGCTCTGGATGTCTTTCCCTATATGCTTTTCCATGGTTCTTATACTTTGGGTCACTCTTCCATTTATCACGTCGGTAGGCATTCATGGCGTCTCGACATGGCTGGCAGAGCTGCTCATTACGGTCACGGTGAGCTTTGTAGCCAGCATAGCTTCCGCAACGAGTATCAAGTGTAGGCTCAAGTTTTTCCATATAGACACCGTATCACAACTTGAGTATAAAAACATAAAACAGTAGCTACCACATGGCAGCAGTAAAAAATTTTTTGATGAAGGTGTGCGCGTTAAGCAGTAGCCGCACCTATGATATTCTCGCCCTTATGGATTTTGAGAATGCACAGGTAGTATTTGATAATGGACGCTTTGATGGTTGGTGCGTCTATGTCATTGATGGACAGACAAGATTTGCCCCCACCGACTCCTGGTACTTTCAAATACTTAAAGATTTCACACAATACCGCGCCCCTAGCGACATCTATCAAGACTTCATCGGCATCTACGAGCTCACCGACGAAACTATCCGTGAAGAGGTGCTCCTGTTGATTCACACCATATCAGCCCAGTATGCCGATACTGCTAAGGCGGCGACCATATTCAAAGTTTTATACTATGGCATGATTGCAGAGGAGAACAAAAAAAGCCCGCTCGGGGAGAGGCTGCCGTTGCGAAAGCGCATTAAACGTTTGGGCGTCTATCAGGTGCTGCTGGAGAACTTATCCCCAGAGCAGGCTGCTAACTACTCTAGGGGCTGGGGCGCCGACTACTTGGACAAAGTTTGCTACTACAGAGGATTCTAATATGATGGCGATGTATATCTGTATATTTTTTACACTAGCGTTGTATCTACATTTAAGGAGTTGAAATGGTTATAGGAATTCTTATCTGGATAGCAGTTATAAACACTGTTGGTATTGCATTTGGTATCTATGGCTATGGAATGGCTAAAGGGTGGTGGGGATGAGCAAGGTGGGGACAAAAGGCTATTGTAGCCAGTGCGGGAACTGGGCAACTGATTGCAAGACTTTGATTGTCTATAGTATTCCTGAGAAAATCTGTGTTGATTGTAGGGAGAAAAATGACGCCTGATAAAGAACTTGCACAAGCAATTTTAGAGCTTAAAGAACAAGAGATGGCTATCATCGCCTCTATGGATATGTGTGAGGACAAAGGGGGACTTGCCTATCGAGCTTTGGAGGCAATTGCCGAGGGCTACTCATTGGCTATCGATATTTTGTATGGCTTTGAGGTCATCGAGTAGGTATACTAACTTTCGACAACGTATCGCTACCTTGTCGATGGACCTGGGCATAGTCCGTAAACTGCCTCTAAATTTAAGGGGAGCATATGAGCGCCTGTATTAAATGTGAGCATGAACTCTATGACAGTACCGTATGTTTTGTAGATACCTGTAAATGTGTCTGTTCTAGGAGTGCGCCATGAGTGAAGATACCAGCGAGCCTAAGGGCGAAAAAAACAATAGGGATATAGACTGGGCTTACATTAATGAACAACATCGCATCTGGAAAGAAGAGCATAAAGATGAAAAACCTGTTTGGTGGTCAATTTGAGTAAGACACAGACGCGTCCTTGGGGAACATATACGATTGTAGATGAAAGTCCTGCAAGTAAGACAAAGACTATTACGGTTCATCCAGGACATCGCCTGTCTTATCAAACACATGAAAAACGCTCTGAATATTGGGTTATTGTTGAAGGTAGCGGAGTTATTACTTTAGATGGTGAAGAGTCCTCTTGTTTAGCAGGAGATGCCTTTATAGTGCCAGTGGGGGCAGCTCACCGTATTGCAAATACAGGAGATACCGATTTAGTATTTATTGAGGTTCAACTAGGACTTTATTTTGGCGAAGACGACATTGTTCGTATTGAGGATGATTATAGCCGTGAGTAAAACAAGCGAAAAAAGAGCCGCCCGTCTTGCCGAAGCCGCAGATTTTGTTAAACAGCGTAGAGAGCTGACGCTGCAGATTTTTGAGCAAAACTTTGAAACTGGTTTAAAAATCTATGAAGAGAACAAAGATAAACTCTCTGCTGAAGATATAACCGTTTTGGAGGCCGAAATTGAAACGGCACGAAAAGCAGTAGAAGAGTACAAGGCTAAGTGGCTCTAAATGTGTGGGTACGAAGAAGGTGACTTAGTTACATCTATTGTAGTTGTCCACCGAACCATAGATGAGCATATAGATGACTTTGACGCCATAGGAATTGGTTAAAGCCGTATCTTTATCCCATGCATTTTTTAGATTGGGCTTTAGAGCAACAGGGTGAACCTGGGGTGGCTGGCTCATTTGGGCGCGTTATCTATCAAGATATTAATAATGGCTGTGGGAACAGATTTACCAATCCCATGGAGTGGCGAGAGCACTTTGAGTTAAAACATAAAAGAACTACGCATGTTCTCTGTAACATGTTAGAAGAGGCGTATGAGTCTTATCTAAATAGATTTAACGCCGAAAAATAGCCTAGGGTACGAGAGAATAGTCCTATGGACGATATGGGCTCACCTTCAGATATGCACCCAGCGCGACGTATGACTGGAAAACTTAATCCACCTGACCGTGCTAACGAAGGTGCACGCGTTGTTGATTTGGCTGCAGAGCGAACAAAGCGCCGTAAAGATGCCGCTGACGAAGCTTATTACAGCAACAAAAAGATTTTGTGGGATGAAAATGATTAACGACCCAGCTCTAGGAAGAACCAAAGCGCAACGTGCAGGATTAAAGCCTAACCCACGCTCACGTAATATGGAGTTTCGTAATGTCAGTTATGGGCAATACACTGCTCCTAAACCTTCCTACCAACAATATGAGGTATCTGAACAAGCTCAAGATATTCTCAATAAGCAGTTAAGGAACTACAACCGATAATGATTAAAAGCAAAATTATTGTAGCCATTTTCTTTCTTAGCCTTATGGCTCCTGCTTACGGTGCAGACTGGGTAAAACCTAATGCTAAAGCAACACCTGGTGTATTAAACCCTGCGGTTACGCAGGCAAACATTGCAGACACAGTTTGTAAGTCTGGGTGGACAGATACTATCCGTCCCCCCGTTTCTTACACTAATAAGTTAAAGGCAACTCAACTTGCTACTACATATAAGTCTTTAGTTGCCGTCTATGGCGCAGACCCTGCAGGATATGAAGAAGACCATCTCATCTCTCTTCAGCTTGGTGGAGACCCTAAAGACCCAAAGAATTTATGGCCTGAACCATATGCAGGTATCAATGCACGCAAAAAAGATGTTATTGAAACAAAGTTAAAGAGAATGATTTGCGCTAAGACAATTACCCTTAAAGATGCTCAAAAAGCAATCTCTAAAGACTGGGTAGCAGCGTATAATAAATATGTTGTAGCAGCAGATACTAAGGTGGTTGAATCAAATGGCTAAAACTATTAAAGTTGCTGGCGAAGGCCACACTATTAAGAAAAACAAAAAGGGCGAGGTTATTGTTGACCACGCTGGTAACAAAGGCAAGTATGACAAAATCAACTTGACCAAAAAAGCTGGCGCTAAGACAATTAAGCAAGGTGTAAAAGCAACAAGAGATTGGCATAAGAAAAATGGTTAAAAAAGTATGGGACACACCCAATCCTAAAAAGAAGAGCACCCCACTCACACCAGCTCAAAAATCTGCAGCTAAAGCACGTGCCGCAGCTGCTGGTCGTCCATATCCAAATTTGATTGACAATATGGCTGTTAAAAAGAAAAGTAAATAATGGCTGAAACAAAAAAATTTGGACCCTACAAAGGTTCTGAAGCAAATGGCGGTCGTCCCATTTACGTTTACAAGAAAAAAGTAGATGGTAAATGGGTAACAACTTCTAAGAACAAAGCCCGTGCTGACTATGAGTCTGCAAACGGCAAAATTAAGTCTAAGAACAAGACAGTTGACCATAAAGATAATAACCACAATAATGACTCTAAGGGCAACCTTCGTATCCTAGATAAGGGTAAGAACACCGCTAAAGAAAACAAACGCCGCGCAGGTAAAAAGGAGAACGAGAAATAATGGAACCTACATCAACTCAATTTACAGGTAAAGGCACCAGTCCTGCGAAGTTACAAAAAAGAGCAGTTGAACAAAGTATTCAAGAGATGGACATTACTCGTAACATGACTGGCGCTCAGCAATACGAACGCGATGTTAAATCTGGCGTTCAAGGCGCAAAAAACATTGTTAATTTAAATCCAACTATAAAAGAAATAACAGAAAACCCTACAATGCTTGGTGGACCAGTAAGCGGTGCTGCATTAGCAAAACTTAAAGCTAAAAAAGTAGAAGCAAAAAGAACAGCGGAAAAGGAAATGAAACGCCGCTAATGAAAAAAGCCGTTATCTTTGACTTGAATAGCACCCTTCGTAAGAAGTCTGGTGCACCTCGTCACGAGATTTTAAAAAAGGCTGAAAAAGATAAAAAGAAAGAAAAAGTTATTGTTCTTAGTGGTGAATCTGTTACAGATAAAAATGAAGCAAGAGATTGGCTTGATGAACATCATTTAAAAGAGGCTGAACTTTATATGCGCCCTAAAGGTGAACGAGCCCATGATGAAGTTGAAAAGTCTCATATTCTTAATAAAGTATCACGGCAATTTAAAATTACTAACGCATATGATGATAAACAATCTAATGTTAAAATGTTTAAATCCCACGGAATCAAAGCGAAAGAGGTCTAAATGCATAAGAAAAAGCACGACCAATTTAACCGCATTGGTATTAACTCTCGTAGAGGTTTACGTGTAGGAGGAGTTGTTGTTCCAGCTATGCCTGGATATTGGGGTTATGGAATTGGTGGCTCTATGTCAGTATCTGGAGAAGCTGCACATGAAGCAAGTGAAACTGCATCGCAAGAAGCATCAGAACACGGCTTTGGTGGAGCAGAGGCTGCAGAAGGCGCATCAATGTCTTCTGGTTCTGGAGAAGCTGCAGGAACATCTGCGGGTGCTGGTGCGGCAGGTGGCATGTGAGCGCCACGACTGAAGAGAGAATTTTAACTCTTAACGATAGATGTGATTCTTGTGGTGCTGCTGCAAAAGTTGTCGCTACACTTCTTAACGGTGAGTTACTTTTTTGTGGTCATCATGCAAGAAAAGCAGGTACTAACTTGGTTTTAAAATCTCTTAAAGTATATGACCCAGAAGGTGTATTTAATCTAATACAATAGAGCTCTAAGTCATCGGGAGAGTGATTGAAAGCACTGCGTTTATTTGCAGCATTATTTCTTACATCAATTCTTTATTTATTAGGTCAATCATCTGCGTATGCAACAGACCCAACACCGCCTGTTCCAGAACAAGTGGTCGTTAGTCCTGCCCAACAAGCAGTTAATACAGCTCTCTCTATAGCAACAACAGAGGTTGCACAAGCAGTTGCGGCTTCAGAGACAGCCACAGCAACAGTTGCAACGGCAGTAACTTTAGTTACAGCATCAAATACAGCAGTAGTAACAGCCAATACCGCAGTAACAACAGCAGTGGCAGCGGTGGCAGAAGTTGCAAATACAGCCCCAATAGTTGAAACAGCAACAGTAGTAACGCAAGACGTTACTACTGCAGTTACTGCAGCAACTACAGCAGTAGCAGCAATTCCTCCTACAGCAACAACCTCAAGTCCTGAAGTGGCAATTGCTCAAGCAGCAGTAACTGCAGCGGTTTCAACAGTTGCAGAGGCAGCAACAACTCTAGTACAAGCAGTAGTTGCAGCAGCAACTCCAACTCCAACTCCAACTCCAGAGGTAACTGTTACTCCAACTCCAGAGGTAACTATTACACAAGTTGCAACTCAAGTAGCAACAGAGGCCGCACAAGCAGCAACAGCAATTGCTGCAGTACAGGATGCAACTACTCAAGTACAAACAGCAGCAACAGCCGTAGCAGCAGCAACCACAGCGGTTGCTGCAGTAGCGCCCGCACGCACAGATGCACAGACACAGTTAACACAAGCAAACATTGCAATCAACAACGCACAAGATGCAGTGAACGCTTTAGCAGCAACTATCGGTGCTTCTACAAATGTTTTGGCTGGACAAGACGATGCTGGTGTTCGTATGAATTTGCCATTTAGATTACAAATAGGCGGTGTTACTTACACAAACGTATACGTAGGCTCTAATGCAACGATTACTTTTGGAGTTAACGAAGGTAGTAACTATTATTCAACTCCCAGTGCCCCATCAATTTCTGTAGCAGGATATGACTGGACTACCTGGAGCAATGGCTCTGGTGTTACCTATTCAACAACTACAAATACATTATCAGTTGCTTGGGATGTTCGACCATATCCACAAATGACTGCCGATACACAAATGACACAGATTAGATTTAATGCCGATGTAAATCCTGCAGATGGAGCATGGGTAGCAGATGTAAGCGTTACTGGACCTATCCCTAACGGTGCTCGCTTTAATATCCGCCCTACTACCAACGGAACAATTATTCCTATTGCTGATACAAATCCTGGTCCTGGGTTTAACGGAGTTGTTGCACAAGGTGCGCCATTCGTACCAATTCCAGACCCAAGTACCGCTGCTGTTCAAGCAGCAGTTGAAAATGCTAGCGCTCAAATTGCCGCTTTAAACTCCACTATCACTTCAGTAGTTGCTGCTAATACTGCAACAGCATCTGCGGCATCTCGCATTCCAACAATTTCTACAGTTTCTCAAAACACAGTTACTGCATTAACTACGGCCTCTACAACACTAACTGATAAAACAACAGCACTTGCAACTGTCTCCGCTGCAGTTGAAACAGTAATTGCTGCTCCTGCAGTTATTGCTTCAACACAAACTATTATTGATTCTGTTCCCGCACCCGCTCCTGTAGTTGTTCCTCCTGCGCTTGTGATTGTTTCTCCAACGCCTTTGCCAGCGCCCGTTGAGCAGCCCGCTCCAACACCTGCGCCGTCTCCAGAGCCATCTCCTGTTCCAATGCCTACTCCTTTGCCAGATGTTCAACCAGAGCCACTGCCAGCCCCAGAACCTTTACCTGTTGAGCAGCCAGCTCCTGAACCTGCTCCTGCGCCCGCAGAAGAGCCTGCAGCACCTGCTGAAGAGCCTCCTGTGGCAACTCCTGACCCTGAAGGTTCAATTGGTGAGCCACCTACTGCGCCCGCACCAGAAGAACCATTACCACCAACAGAAGAAACATCACAGCCTCAAGAGCCAACACCAATCGAGCCACCTGTGGAGGAAGCTCCTGTCGAGGTACCACCAATCGTAGAACCACCAGCACCACCGCCAGTAGACCCAATGCCAGAAAATCCGTCCATAGAACCATCACAACCTCCTGTAGTTATTACAGAGAATACTACAGCAGCAACGTGGGTTCCAGCCGTAGCGCCAGAGACATACATGGCACCAGCGGCAATTCAAGCTTTTAAGGAAATTGGCATTGTGCCAAATAATGCTGCTCAATTACCTACAGATGTACCAAAACCTGCACCAGTAGAGGCTTTAGTAGCTCACGTACAAATTGACGTACCAGGTGTTGAAAATGGCGGTATTCAATTCTTCGGTACACAGACTGCCCCACAAGTTGTTACTGAAGACGGAACACTTACACCACCAGCGCCAGCCCCTGGTTCTGGTGACCCAATTCCACCAGAGGCTATTACAGTTGCAGAAACTTTCATTGGACAACCAGGAGGAATGACTTTCAATGCCCCCGATGTTGCTGTGCCTGTAGTATTAGTACCTGTTGAAGTACCCGCAGCATTAGATGTGATACCAGGCGCAGGAGCGGCAGTACAAGCCGTCAATCAGGCTTATGTAGCTCTTGCGAATATCGGCAACGACATGTCCCCAGTTACAAGAAAGAAAGCCAAAAAGATTTTGGTTATAACCGTTGCAATTGCCGCTATTAGAAGGAGATTTGGTAGCTAATGAAACAATTTTTTAAAGATATATCTAAAGATTTCTTTTCAGAAATTTGGACTTTTGTAGGTCTTTTTTCTGCGTGGCTTGTACTTACTGGAAGTGCAAAGACTGTTATTGGAAAAGTGACAGTTGCTTCATTTGTCGTATGGTGCATCACTCTTAGACTTAGAAACCCAGGGGATAAAGAATGAAAATGTTTGGAAACATTCTCCTACGTATTGTTGCTGTTTTTGCAGCAAGTGGTCTTGGCGTAATTGGTGCAGGTTCTATTGCTGGTATCTCAGTATTAAAAGCAGTAACAGTTGCTGGTCTTACGGCAGTAGCAGCAGTAGTTGAAAAACTTGCTCGTGGCTTTATGAACGATGGCAAGCTTTCACTAGATGAAATCAACTCAGCTTTTGCAGCAGTTGATGTTAACTCCAAGACCGCAGCTGACCTTCAGGTTGAAGCCAACCAGTCAGGCTCAACCATTACAATTGCACCAGAAACACCTGCGGTAAACGGAATTCCAGCGGGGTTACCTCCAGTATCAGAGGCAGCACCAGAAGACCACCCAGACTATAACTAGAGGAGTACAAAATGGCAGCAAAAGGCACAGCCGCTTTAATGGTAGAAACTGCTCTTAAAGAAGAAGGTTATGTAGAAGGACCAAAAGATAACGAAACTAAATACGGCGCTTTTACAAAGGCTAACTTTCTCCCATGGTGCGGAAGTTTCTGTATGTGGGTAGCAAATGCTGCTGGCGTAACTATTCCAAACACCGTATCTACAATGGCAGGTGCAGCAGCATTTAAGAAACTTGGCACTTGGACAGATGCAGAAAAAGCCGACCCACAACCAGGCGATATTGTCTACTTTGATTTTGTTGCAGGTGGAGCTCCTATTGAACATGTTGGGATTGTTGTTAAAAACAACGGAGATGGCACGGTAACAACTATGGAGGGAAACACCTCTGGTGATAAGAAAAAATCTGGTTCACAAGCTAACGGCGGTGAAGCTGTAAAGAAAATTCGTGCCTACAAGCGTAACGCTAAGGGAATCCCAAGTTTTATTGTTGGATTTGGACGCCCTAATTATAAAGGCAATGAAGTAACAGCCACAGTAGTTCCAGCAGAAAAACCTGCATTTCCAGGTCAAATTCGCCCTGGTGATAAAAATGAATCTGTCAAACTTATTCAACACGCTTTAACATTAGTTGAAGATGGTGATTTTGGACCAGCTACAAAAGCTAAAGTTATTGCTTTCCAAGATAACCACGACAATTTAGACTCTAATGGAATCGTAGGCCCAAAAACTTGGGCAGCATTGATGGACCTTATTTAGTGACTGATGCCGAACGCAGAAAGCTCTATACATGCGCTTTCTGCGACAAGGTATTTGTAGTCCCAGAATTAGCACGAAGTTGTGAAGAAAAGCATCTTGCTTAGACAGAAAACACTTCTCTTTTAGGAGACCATTTACCCATGGCAACTAATCCTTTTTCAAGCGCCCCATCAGGTACTGGTGGTATTCGCGGTCTTTCTCGTCAAATTGCTGCTGTAATGGTTGGTAAAAATGCTTTTGGTGGAAAAGGCGGCGTTAATGCTCAACAAGCATCTGCTCTATCTAACCAACAGCACACACAGAACGTGCAGCAGTCGGTTGTCAAGCATGTTCTTGGAGAATCAGCTGCAGATGCTGCACATAAGCGCACATTAAATCAAGGGCGTCAAACACACAGACTTGGACAAGCAGCAGCTGAAGCAGGGCATCAACGCGATATTGCTGCAACAACTCATATTATTGACCACTTTGAACGTATGGGTTCGTCAGGACAATTTTCTAACCTTAACGTTGGAAAGAGTGGCGTTAGCGGAACTTACAAGTCTCAACCAAAACCAGACTCTGTTAACTTAGACGACTAATGTCTAAAAGAAAAAATCTTGAGCCTAAAGAAGACTACGCTACTCAGTCTTTGACTCAGATGAATATTAACCGCACCCGTATGGGAGAGCGAGAATTTCGTGACGCCCTTACTAGGGCAAGTGGTTCTGTGGTTGGAGTAAAGACTCAAAGTGCACAGTGGAATCGTTGGAAAGTATGAAGCGCAATAAATCTTTTAAAGAGGCAAATTTGCGCCCTACAACTATTAATGACTCTAGATTTGGTCTTAGAAAATTCTTTCTAAGGGACCAAGAAAAAGCAAAGACAGGTGTCTACATGAATCCAGGTAGAGGCGCGAACGGAGAATCAAATGGCTAGTTCAGAAGCATGGCAACGTAAAGCTGGCAAAAATAAAAATGGTGGCCTTAATGAAAAAGGGCGCAAATCTTATGAGTCAGCTCACCCAGGCAGTAATTTAAAAGCTCCAAGTAAAGACCATCAGAATGCAAGGCACAAATCTTTTTGCGCTCGAATGACTGGAATGAAAAGGGCTAATACGTCTAGTAAGACAGCTAATGACCCAAACAGTAGAATTAATAAGTCCCTACGCGCATGGGACTGCTAACCAAACTCTAGAGAGGTATTATCAATGTCAAGTTATTCATCACCCGCAGCCGTGGGGTCTGACCAAGCTACTGGAGCATATTCAGTTGCTATTGCAGCCCAAGCAGGCGGAACAAATAATGACGGTCACGCAACCGACTCAGCAGGAAACATTGTTGTAGATTACGTATGGGGTGGAATGAACCCACTACAACCAAACGATGAACGTCGTGGTTCAGTAACAAATATTGGTGGTTCAGATTATGACCGTCAATGGGCAGCTACTACTCAGGTAGCAAGCGGTAACCTTGCTTACGGAGCTCTAACAACAACATTTGCAAACGCACTTACTTTCAACGTTCCTTCAGATAACCACGTTCGTGCAGAATCTGGTTGGGCTTCTTATCCTCGATTTGCAAGCACACACCAAGCTGTCTACCGTATTACACAGGCATCTGGTGATGGCACTACACAGACTTACACAGCTCCAAATAACTTCCTTAAGGCTGGAGACACAGTAAATATTGCTGGAACAGGTCTTGATGGAACAAATCTAACTGTAGCATCAGCAAACCGCTACACATTTACAGTAACAGCATCTGGTACTGGAGATTACATTAATATCTCAGGTACAGCTCGTTATACAGATGAAGTCACTGCAAATGATGGTGCCTATATCTCTGGCGTTGACTATGTAGTAGTTCCATCAGTTCTTGGGCTTACAACAGCTTTGGCTGTAGATGCTTTGACAGATGCAGAGCTTGTTGTTACAACTGCAGCAGGGGCAACAAACGCTGCTAAATCAATTACAGACGTTGACCGTGCTGATGGCTCAACAACTGCTCGCATTACAGCAACAGGTGCAACTGCAGCATACCCAGTTGGCACAAAGATTACAGTTGCATCAACAGGAACTGTTGATGGAACTTGGACTGTAACTGCAAACGAAAGCACTGACAAGGTTTACTTTGTCACAAATGCAAGCACCGCTTTGTCTACAGGAACTGGCTCAGTAATCGGTGTTCCAGGAACAATCAAGACACAATCACGTGCAGCAGGTGCCTCTTCAGTTTCAGCAGGCGCAGCAATCACAATTACACCTTGGGCAGCAGCTTCATAAGCTTCTCAATAGAAAAAGCCCCAGCCAATTGGCTGGGGCTTTTTACTTTAAGCAGATAATCGTTTACGCCTCATCATTCTACGTTCAGAATCTAACATTCCTCCCCAGATTCCAAATACATCATGTGTTAACGCGTATTCCAAACAATCGGCTTGAAATTCACAGTGTCCACATATTTGTTTAACAACTCGTTTAGTTTTATTGGCTTCTCCAGCATTCTCAGGGAAAAAGAGTTCTGGGTCTGTTTGTGCGCACGGTTGGGTACCATCAAAATATGGCGCCTTAATACCAGCCTTTCTTTTGCCAAAATCTCCATGCTGCACATGCGCCTGTAGGCTCATTCACGCTCCCATATCTCATTTTTATATAACGTAATCCGTATTTGATTTGTAATTTCGCTTCAGCTGTTTGAACTACCTTATAGTTTCCCCAGGTAGAAGGCAAGAACTGTGCGATTCCAAAAGCGTGGGAACTCATATTGAGCGCCTTTGGGTTGAAATGGCTTTCTCGTTGCCAGATAGAACGAAGGCAGTTCCACTCTTTCATACTCCATCCTTGGGAGTATGTAGTAAGAAATGCAAGCGCCTCAGCGTCAAAGTATTTGGCGTCTGGGCTAGCCACGGATTTCGCGGCTTGTGTTTTTGTCGTCGTTACTTTCAGATACGTCAAGCTGACTGTTATAGGTTTCTCCGCAGGTGCAGGCACAGTTAACGCTTCCGCAGTTGGAGGCAGCGCTAGTTGCGAGAATACTAAGACGAATGTCGCCCATATAATCCCAACCTTCTTTAAGTCAACATTGAAGTTGATTCTGATATTAAGCATTTCTGCTCCTCTCAGTTGGAAAAAGGCACCTTGTGGGTGCCTGTCTCTTACTCAACAGTAGCATATGCGTTACGCATTAAGTCAAGTTGAACAAAATATTATTTTTTACACATACAAACATGCTGATAATAATGTATAAATAGCTATGTAAATACGTGATTTTTATACGGACAACTATTCTATCTACTAAAATAAACATAGAAGAATGGTTGCGTAATGAGCATAGACACATGGATTGGCATAACTTCAGCTGAAATTGGCATTATTGCAGCGTGTGTTGCTGGAATTAAATGGTTAGTTAAAAAGTACTTATCTGAGTTGCGTCCTAATGGCGGCTCATCTATTCACGATAAAATTAATAAAGAAGTTATTCCCATGCTTATAGAGTTGCGTACTGACCAGATTGCTATCGGGGAGAAGGTTGCAAAACTGGAAGGTCGTTTTGAACAACACGTTGACGAGGAAGAATAATCTGCTACCCTTATTAGGCGGAAGTTCCGCACGAAAGAAGGAACGTATGGATATGAATATGTTAAAGAGTGCAGGAGCTACTTGGCTTCGTGCATCAGCAGCATCAGTTGCCGCCCTATACATGAGCGGGATTTCAGACCCTAAGACTTTGGCTAACGCATTTGTTGCAGGTCTTGTTGGCCCACTAGCTAAAGCCCTTAATCCAAAAGACAAGTCTTACGGAATCGGTGCTTCTAAGTAATTAAGAGTACGTTGGAGAGGGAGGCTTTGTGCCTCCCTCTTTGGCGTTTATTGGGGTATCATTAAGCCCTATTAAGGAGTACGTATGATTAAGTGTGCTAACTGTGAAAGTAAAGCGGATTACACAACCGCTGACCCAGGGATTAACCCTGTAAATTATTGCGCTTCTTGCCTTCCTTCTTGGTTACGTCAAAGAGCTGCTGCAGGGCATTTCCCATTAGTAGAACCAGTGGTAGAAGAACTAACACCACCTAAGAAAAAGACTACTAAGAGCGAAGAATGAAAGTAACCCGCTATCAAGCGGTTCAAATTCATCCAGTACCAGATAAAGTACAGAACCCGCAAGGACCTTTTCCCAGAGAACTCTTTCGTGAATCTGAGATAGTTTCAGATTACGAACCTTCTTTTGCAGAAGACGGCAGTGGATTTGCCCCAGGTAGTACTGCTCAAAATAACTACTCTCCACCTAAAGCATTACGCTGTGGTACTTGCTTTGCTAGAGTTATGGAGAATGAGACAGAGAATCACGTCTGTGAGGAATAATGGCTAAGAGAAATCGAGTAGATACCTACTATAGCCGTACATCCGATGTAGCAAATAAAAAGCTTAATATTGCCCTTCGTGCACAAGAAAAAGTTTACGACGATTTTGAAATTGCCAATACTAGAGAGCCTATCCCCACTTATCAAACAATGACCGCTCCAACCACAAATTCTCCTAAACCAAGGGCGTTAAAGCTTGCCTATAGTAGGCAAGCACAAAAGCTAGTGGTTAAATTTAGAGACGGCACTTGGTGGGAGTACAACGACATTCCTGTTGATATGTGGGATGACCTTAAAGCCAGTAATTCAACAGGCAAGTATTTAGCTGCCTCTGGTCTAGATACCCACGATGACATGGGGCCCTTTAACCCTAATGAAATGACAGAGGAAACTAGGGTACTATTTAACGCATAATGAAATCTATCGGACCACTATACGCGGATGTTATTCAGTACTATCACCGCAAGGCTCTTCCTATTATTGAAAAGGGCTGGACTCAAGAAACTGAATTCCCTTATCGTAAAAGTAAACTCTGTCTTGTATTTAGGGCGCCTTTTACACACCCTGGGTTTGTGTTGGGAATATGGACTAAGCCTACTACTTATGTATTTGACGAAGATGCAGATGATTTATTAGCTGCTGCTATTGGGTTACGTGATATGAACCTAGAGCCAAAAGATGTACGGGAGTGGTAATGTTTAAGAAAAAAGAACCGTGGGTGAAGCCATTTTCAGAGAAAGTGGCTAAAAGGGTAGTAAAGATACCTACTTCAGAGTTAGAGATGTGGATTGACCAATCCGTTTACGAAGTGGGTCGCTGCATGTCCTTGTACTCTAAATCACGAGAGACCACCTATTTAGAGGAAGCTCTTTTAGGGGCCGAAGCTTTGCACGCTGTTGTTGACGAATTAAAACAAAGAGCAACACGCTAAAGAGATTTACAGATTTATCGACATTTGTAGTATGATTACGCCTGCCTCTTCCTTCTCCCCGTGTGGCAACGGTCGGCCTGGGTTAATCACCCAGGCTTTCCGCTTTCTACTAGACTAAGGTCAATATGAGCGAACCAGAATTTTTTGATGAAGATGAAGCGCTAGAAGACGTCGATAGCGACCTTCCTTTTGAGGAAGACGAAGAGTTAGATGAGCTCTCCAAAGAGTTTGTAAAAAAGCTTATTGACCGTTGTATTCAATTTATGGACGCCCTTGTAGGACATCCGCTTCACCCATATCAAATGCCTTTGGCTAGACGAATAATAGAATCAGTATTGATTAATGATGGTGAAGAAGTCACAGCTTTGGCAGCACGTCAGTCAGGTAAGTCAGAAACAATTGCTAACACCGTAGCTACGCTTATGGTGTTGCTTCCACGTTTAGCAAAGATGTATCCAGACCTTCTTGGAAAGTTTAAAGATGGTATTTGGATAGGTATGTTTGCACCTGTTGAAGGACAGGTAGAAACTCTTTTTGGTAGAACCGTTAACCGCCTTACATCTGAGCGTGCATTAGAGATTTTGGGCGACCCAGAAATTGATGACTCTTTAGGTAAAGTCCCTGGTGTTACACGACAGATTAAATTAAAAAATTCTGGCTCTACCCTTATGATGATGACTGCTAACCCTAGAGCAAAAATTGAATCTAAATCTTTTCATTTAATTATTATTGACGAGTGTCAAGAAGCAGATGACTTTACTGTCTCTAAATCTATCTCTCCTATGTTGGCTTACTATTCAGGAACAATGGTTAAGACAGGCACACCAACTACACATAAAAATAACTTTTACCGCTCCATTCAATTAAACAAACGTAGGCAGACTTCTCGAAGCGTACGACAAAACCACTTTGAGTGGGATTACCGTGATGTATCTAAATACAACGCTAACTATGCAAAGTTTATTAAAAAAGAAATGTTACGCATCGGCGAAGATTCAGATGAGTTCCAGATGTCCTATTGCTGTAAATGGCTCCTTGATAGAGGTATGTTTGTTACTTCCACAATATTAGATGAACTTGGTGATACTTCTCAAGAGACTGTAAAAGCTTGGCATCGCTCCCCTGTTGTTGTGGGCATTGACCCTGCTCGTAAAGTCGACTCTACTGTTGTCACTGTGTTGTGGGTTGACTGGGATAGACCAGATGAGTTTGGTTACTTTGACCATAGAATATTAAATTGGCTTGAACTACAAGGCGATGATTGGGAAGACCAATATTTTCAAATTGTGCAATTCCTCTCTAACTACGATGTTCTAGCTGTAGGCGTGGATGCAAACGGTGTGGGAGATGCGGTAGCCCAGCGCCTTAAGATTCTTCTTCCACGTGCAGAGGTTCATTCCATAGGTAGTAGTCAATCTGAACAATCTAAACGGTGGAAGCACTTAAAGGCTCTTATCGATAGACGTATGGTTGGCTGGCCTGCCCACGCTAAAACTCGTCGCCTTCGTACATGGAAGCGTTTCTATCAGCAAATGTCAGACTTAGAGACAAAATTTACGGGGCCAAACTTTTTAGCCCATGCACCAGATGAAGCCCATGCACATGATGACTATGCAGATAGCTTGGCTATAGCAGTGTCTTTAACTATGGATTTAACAATGCCTACTGTAGAAGTGTCGTCCAACGTTTTCTTTAGATAAAAATTTTGGGCTTTAGGCACATTTTGTCTCAATAAAGCGAGAAACTATCCAATAGGAAAAAGGCCTTTTCCCTAATTCATAAGGAGTCTTAAATGACAATTGCACCATCCCCAAAGTTCCCAGAACGTCCAGGCACTAATTACGACCGCAAAATGTCACCAGCAACACCAGGGCAACGCGGGCCTCTACGTTTTGAAGAAGGTATCGCAACAGATACAGATGTTCCACAGGAATTCACAAAGGGCGCTATGCAGGGTTACTCACCTGCAGCAGGTCGTCCAAATCGCAACGCAAACGTATTTGAAAAGCCAGCTGAAGAAACAATGCGTGAGCGTGCTCACGTAGGTTCTGCAGCATGGGTAGAAGCTCCAGAGACTCTTACAGAGTTCGCCAATGGTGCATTTGCTGACCACGGTGATAACCGCATCGAAGAAGTTATTCGTAACGGTTCACATCAGCAACGTCTTAACCCCTCAGTAGTCCAGGATTAATTAAGCTTCCTACCCCCGTTCAGCATCCACCATGCTGCGGGGGTAGGTTCCTTATCTAAGGAGTATTCATGGCCCTCATTAGAGGTAAAGAAGTACAAGAGTCGCCAGACCAAGTTCCTGCAAATCCAAAACTTTGGAACATGGTTACTATGCAAGCAGGAACAAGATTTTCCAAAAACTCTCCTGCAAAGGCGCACTGGATTCATGCCAAATATGGTCAACTGGGTGGACAGTTTGTTAAAAGCAAACGCGACGTAGACCCTCGCTTTCGTGATTATGCACAAGAAGCAATGGATAAAAAAGAAGAAGAAAATTCAAAAGCTCACATAGTTACAAAAAAGGTAACTAAAAAAGTTACCAAATAGCACAACAAAATTTACAGATTTATCGACTTTTATGTTATGGTTTGACTATTACGTTTTGGGAGGGAAGTGCGTGTCAGTAATATTTAACAAGCGCACAACTTTTGCTAAAGATGTACGAGCATTACGTACTCCCCAGGTTCTTCCTGTTCACGACGGAGAGGAGGTGATGCCATGAGTTCCATAGATTTTAGCCCGCCGTCATACCGCGCCGCTAGCAGCGATTTAACAATTTCCATTAGTCCACTCGGACTAGTTGAATTAGCTGACGAGGAATTCGAATAGTGAGGTCCACGGACCACGCTTAAACCGTTACTCCCTTAACTGGGCAATGTACCTAGGCCATCATTATTCTTACCGCCGTCAAGTTGGCGAAACACAGATGGCAATTAATTATTTCCGCGCCTTTACTGACTTTGTACTTAATTTTACTTTTGGTAAAGGGGTCTCCTTCCGTTCCCCGAAAGAAACGGAAGCTATTGTTCCTGACTTGCTAGAGCGAGTATGGGAAGTAGATAACAATAAAGCCACAGTACTGTGGGAGATTGGTCAACAAGGCGGAGTATCAGGCGACTGCTTTATTAAAGTTGCTTATGAAGAAGGTTACAAAGACACAGCTGGTAGAACGCATCCTGGACGAGTTCGTATCCTTCCCCTGAACTCGTCTTTTGCATTTCCAGAGTTTCACCCCCATGACCGCGAGCGCTTGATTCGTTTTAAGCTTAAGTATCGTTTCTGGGGCACATCATTAGAAGGTACCCGTCAAGTGTTTACTTACACAGAAATTTTGACGGATGACATGATTGAGGAATATATCAATGATGAACTTATTGACTCGCGCCCTAATCCACTTGGCGTTATCCCTGTTATTCATATTCCGAATGTTCGTATTAGCGGTAGCCCTTGGGGGCTCAGCGATTGCAATGACATTATTAGTATCAATCGCACTTACAATGAGACTGCTACTGATATTGCCGACATTGTTAACTATCATGCTGCGCCAGTTACAGTCATCATTGGAGCGAAAGCTTCCCAACTCGAAAAGGGCGCCAATAAAGTATGGGGTGGTCTACCAAAAGATGCGAGAGTCGAAAATCTTGAAGGAGGCGCTCAAGGATTAAAGGGCGCAATGGACTTCTTAGCAATGCTCAAGAAGTCTATGCACGAAATGATTGGTGTTCCAGAAACAGCTTTAGGGCAAGCACAACCGATATCTAATACCTCAGGTGTAGCCCTATCTATTCAGTTCCAACCTTTGATGAACCGTTACCATCAAAAGATTATTCAATACGCACACGGCTTAGAGCGAGTTAACGAACTCATCCTGCTTAGCCTTGCAGTAAAGGAACCAGAGACATTTATCTGGGACCCAACTACGGATGTGAAATTAAAGAAGGGTCAAGTAGACCGTTTAGACCCTAATGACCCACTTACCTACCGTTCTTACGTACAGTTCCCACAACCACTGCCGTTAGATAAATTAATCGCCCTTAATGAAATTCAATCCTTACTGTCCCTTGGTCTTGAATCTAAAGAAGGTGCTCTACGAGTACTTGGTGAAGAATTCCCAGCTGAAAAGCTCAATGAAATCCGTCAAGAACTTATGGACGATGCCACAGCAGATGGCGCACTTAAACTGCTACAGACTCAAATTGAACAGGAAATTATGGAACTTACGGGTTCTGCTCCTGGAATGGTGGGACAAGCAACACCTGGTGCACCTGGTGCACCTACGGGTGGAGAACCTGCTCCTGCAGTACTACCGCCAACAATTGATGCTGCTTTACAAGCTGCAGATATGGGCGAAGCTGACTTGAGAAACAAGTTGGTAACTGAAGCTTATGGAACCATGTTGCCTCAGCGACGTGTACCAGAAGAGTACGAAAAATAAGTCGTTTAGGCTGAAATTTTTGCACTGTTAGAGAAAAATTAAATATGTAAGTCAACGTTAGGTCATTCGCGCTCTCACTTCGGACAACGACCCCTAGAACAAAAGGATGTAATTATGAGTACAGCAGAACAAATGGCTGATGCTTTTCAAGCAGAAGCTAGTACAGCTCCAGTAGTAAACGTGTCGGGTGTTGACGCACCTACTGTTACTGAAGAAGCACCAACACAAACTCAAAAGTTTTACACTGAAGAGGATTTAGCAAAAGTTCGCACACAGGAAAAAGATAAACTTTATCCAGTTGTAGAGCAGCTAAAAAATGAAGTTGCTTCACTAAAGAAAGACAAAGAAGAAAAGGCAGCTCGTAAAGCCGCAGAAGCTGATGCAAAAGCAGCAGAAAAAGCGGAAAAAGATAAAGCTAAGCTTATTGAGGATTTGGACGCCAAAGACTTAATCAAGCTAACTACTGACGAGCTGCGGGAGCAGTTGGAGCGTGAGCGCAGTGAGCGTGAACGAGCCTTCGCTCTTCTGGAGCAAGAACGTACATATGCTGAACTTCAGAACTACAAACAAAATTTAATAGAGCAAGAACGTGAAAACATTATTCCTGAATTAGTAGACCTTGTATCTGGTAATACTCCAGATGAAGTATCTGCAAGTTTAGAAAGTTTGAAAGCACGTTCTGCAAAAATTCTTGAATCGGCACAAGCAGCAATGCAAAATGCTAGAAAAGAAATGCGTGGTACGAGTGCAACTCTACCCGCAGCTGGACCACTGGAAACTAATATGGACTCACGTCAGTTTACGGCGCAAGATATTGCGTCAATGTCGATGAACGATTACGCCAAAGTGCGAGACAAATTAATGAGCGACGCAGCTCGCGGTAAGTCTCGCGGCTTACTCGGTTAACCCCCCAAATCCAATTACAATCAAGGAGTCAATTTAAATGGCATCAGGTATCACAGGTACAGGCAACTTAGCTGCCGCACCAACAGCCTACTCAGGCACAAATACCCAGCTGACTCAAGCTATTCAGACGATTTGGTCCAAGGAAATTCTTTTCCAGGCCATGCCAATTCTTCGCTTTGAACAGTTTGCAGTCAAGAAGACAGAACTAGGTGTTGCACCTGGTCTTCAAATCAACTTCATGCGTTACAACAACCTAGGCTTTGCTTCACCGCTAGTTGAAGGTGTACGTATGCAGACAAACGCGCTTACAGCGCAGCAGTTCTCAATTACTGTAGCTGAGCATGGTTATGCTCTTGCAGTATCAGAACTTCTACTTAACGCATCATTTGATGACGTAATGGCATCAGCCTCACGTCTTCTAGGCCGCAACATGGCTGTGTACCTTGACCAATTGTCACGTGACACACTATATGCAGCTACATCAACAATCTACGGTGAAGACCGCTCATCACTTACAGCAGTTAACAACTGGTATGCAGATGGTACAAAGGGCACATCACGTGCTTCAATGACAGGTACTTTCAACCTCACAACTCACACAGTTAAGGATGCAGTTGAGACACTATCAACCAAGAACATCCCTCGCTTAGGTGAGACATATGTTGCATTCGTGCACCCTCACCAGTCACGTAAGCTTCGTGACAATCCAGAGTTCATTGAAGTAACAAAGTACGCAGCTCCAGGAAACTTCATGCTAGGTGAAATCGGTCGTCTATACGACTGCGTATTCATCGAAACAACACAGGTCCTTAAGGTCGCTGGTGGTGCTGGTTCTTCTTACTCAGCAGACACAGCTGTTGCTAACCCAACAGTAACACCTGGTGGAGGATACACAACACCTGCTACATACACAGGTAACGGTGGTTCTGACCGCTATTCAGCTATCTTCATTGGAGATAACGCATTCGGTCACGCAATCTCACTACCAGTTGAACTACGCGATGGCGGTATTCTAGACTTCGGTCGTGAGCACGCACTTGCTTGGTACTCAATCTTCGGTCTTGGTCTAATTACAGACCAGTCTGTTGTTATTGCAGAAACCAACTAATAAACACTTAGCAGAGGGAGGGGGGCTTCGGCCCCCCTCTAATTAACCGAGTTACTAAATTGGAGAAAAATTAAATGGCAACAAAGTCAAAGCCCGCCGATGTTACAGGACGCAAGCGCGATGCTATGGTCACAGCTAACCTCGAAGAAATGCAAGAAAAAGCTAACTCTATGTCTATGGCTACAGCCGAGGCTAAGATTAAGTTAGAAACAGAAGTAATTGATGCAACTAAGCCAGACCGTCAAACAGTTATTGTAGATGAACCTACAGTAGTAAGTGATGATGCTGAAGTAGTTATTCGAGTTATTGAAGACATTGAAAATATGACTCTTGGCTCAGGAAATAATTACAACTTTAAAGCAGGACAAAAGTACAAAGTTACTAAGCATGTTGCTCAACACCTTCAAGAAAAAGGTTATCTAGCTGGAGTTATCTAAGCTATTTATCGGCGGAGCGGCGGGCCTAGTGCCCGCTGTTTTCGTTATACAGAGATTTTTTTGGCCTTTAGCGCCATCATTAGTTCTACCGTAGTAAGGGAGTTTATGTGGCAGTTCTTTCTGACCTAACATCCCGCGTTCGTTTAGAGCTGGGAGACCAGCCAAAGCAGTTTTCATTGGCTTTTACTGGCGACGGTTCTACCTCAGATTTTCCTTTAGGAATTCACCCTATCGATGTTTATACTCTAGGGGTATATCTTAATGGCAGCCCAGTTGCTTTTCCAACTGGATATACAGTAGAGGCAGATTTAGGTGTTATCCACTTTGTCCATACTCCAGCTGCAAACGCTCCAATTTTAATATCAGGTATTTCATTTAGATATTTTACAGATGATGATATTTGTACATTTGTTAATACAGCGGTAGAGCAACATACTTATAACCGTACAAATGGTTTAGGTAGTCAAATGACAGTTAATCTTATTCCAGCTGTTGAAGAGTATCCAATTGCTATTCTTGCAACTATTGAAGCGCTATGGGCGTTGGCAACAGATGCATCATTTGATATTGATATTAACGCCCCTGATGGAGTTTCTATCCCACGCTCAGAACGCTATCGTCAACTCACACAGACTATTCAAGCGCGATGGGAACAATACCATCAGCTTTGCTCTGCTCTTAATATTGGCCTTTGGCGTATTGAGATGGGTACCCTACGCAGAATTTCTCGTATTACTAATAAACTTGTTCCTGTTTATATGGCACAAGAAATTGATGACTCACGCAGACCAGAGCGCGTTTATATTCAAAATGATTTAAATGGCCGTACGCCGTTTCCTAGTTATGTTGCTGTTCAAGACATAACTTTGTATCAAGGAGATTCATATAGCGAAGAGATTGACTTTCCATTTGATACCACTGGTCTTGTATTTAAGGCGCAAATTCGCACCTATCCAAATGCACCTTCACTTTATGCAACGTTTACTGTTACCACTATCTCTACATCAGAGACTTTAAGTAAAGTTCGCCTTTCACTTACTAAAAAAGATACAGAATATATGCCTCCTCGTGCTTTTTGGGATTTACAAGCAACAGACCCAACTGACACAACGTATGAAGCAACATACTTAAGAGGTCAGGTATTTACAACACAGGAGGTAACACTTGGCTAACTGTAATTGCATCGGAACGTGTACCTGCACGGCACAACCAATTGTTGTAAGAGTTGGTCAAGGCGGTCCTAAGGGTGTTCAAGGTGTACAAGGTCTTCAAGGCCGCATCGGTACAGGAATTAACATTCTTGGTTCTTATGCCACATACTCTGCTTTAGTAGCCGCTCACCCAACTGGGACTCAAGGGGATGCTTACCTCATAGGTGGCGGAACTTTGTATGTATGGAGCTCAAATACTTGGACTAATGCTGGCAATATCCAAGGAACACAGGGTATCCAAGGTGCTACTGGTACCCAAGGTGTACAGGGAACAAACGGCGGGGGAGTAACTCTTCAACAACTAGCAAACGCTATTGCAGGCGCTGCCCTCGGTTCTACAGATGACCTTGTTGAAGGTACTACAAACAAGTACTTTACAACAGCAAGAGTTGCCTATACTCACACCCAGGGAGTCTCAAGTGCTACCTGGACAATAAATCACAATTTAGGTTTTTATCCTAACCTTACAGTTCAAGATTCCGCTGGTACTATTTACGAAGGCGAAATTACATACACTAATTCGGACTCACTTACGGTCACCTTTTCATCCGCTTTCTCTGGGAAAGCATATTTATCTTAAAGGAGATAAAATAAATGGCACGTAAGTTCCTTACCCCAATTGATTTAAATAAGCTTGAGCTTCAAAATGCTCGCGTTCAAAATTTAGCCTCGCCACCAGCGTCACCCGTTGTTGGTCAAATCTACTTTGACACAGCACTTGGATACCTTCGTTCATGGAATGGTACTGCTTGGATTAACACAAGCACAGGTGCACAAGGTACAACTGGTACTCAAGGCACAACTGGTAGCCAGGGTACAACAGGTTCACAAGGCACAACTGGTACGCAAGGTACAACTGGTACCCAAGGAACAACAGGCTCACAAGGAACAACAGGAACACAGGGAACCACTGGTTCTCAAGGTACTACTGGAACGCAAGGTACAACAGGTTCGCAGGGTACAACAGGTGCGCAAGGTACTGCAGGTTACATTGGTGCAGACGGAGCGCAAGGTACAACAGGTTCTCAAGGAACAACAGGTAGCCAAGGAACAACAGGAACTCAAGGCACAACTGGTGCTCAAGGAACTACTGGTGCCCAAGGTACTCAAGGAACAATTGGTTCGCAGGGAACTACTGGCACACAGGGAACTACAGGAGCGCAAGGCACCACTGGTGCTCAAGGTACAACTGGTTCACAGGGTGTTCAAGGACATAGCGACCGATACAAGACCACCTCAACTACATCACGCTCACTTACAGTAGCAAATGGAGTTTCATTTGTATTAGCTGACGCAGACCTTTCATACTCAGTAGGTCAAGATGTTGTAATTGCACATGACAGTGTAAATCTTCTTCATGCAACTGTAGTAAGTTATACATCTGGTACCAACACTCTTGTTGTAGATGTTAAAGACGTTGTTGGTTCAGGTACATATGCAGACTGGACAGTAAACCTTGACGGTGCTACAGGTGTACAAGGTACACAAGGTATCCAAGGTCACGTTGGTGATACTGGTACACAAGGTACACAAGGAACTATTGGTAGCCAAGGTACTCAAGGCTACAATGGTGCGCAAGGTATTCAAGGATTACAGGGTGTCCAAGGAACAGTAGGTTCACAAGGAACAACTGGTTCACAAGGTATTCAAGGTTTACAAGGTAATACTGGTACACAAGGTGCAACTGGTAACACTGGCTCACAAGGTACAAACGGTGTTCAAGGATTACAAGGCGTTCAAGGTACAGATGGTCTCCAGGGTTACACTGGTGCACAAGGTACAACAGGAAGCCAAGGTACTACAGGTTCACAGGGAACTACTGGTACTCAGGGTAATACTGGTTCACAAGGTACTCAAGGTACACAAGGCACACAGGGTAATACTGGCTCACAGGGAACCCAGGGAACCCAAGGTATTCAGGGTACTCAAGGCTTTGATGGAACACAAGGTACACAAGGTATCCAGGGCCAATCTGACCGTTACAAAACATCATCTGCTAACTCACAAGCTATTGTAAGTAGTGGTTCAGTTAGCTTTACAGTTGATACAGGTCTTTCTTATTCAGTAGGACAAGACATTGTAGTTGCCTATGATGCAACTCATTTAATGCACGCAACAGTAACTGGATATAACTCCACATATGGAACGCTTGATTTTACTGTTAAAGATTCAACAGGTTCTGGAACATACTCTTATTGGACAATTAACCTTGATGGAGCAACTGGTGTACAGGGTACAACAGGTGCACAAGGTACTACTGGTTCACAAGGTACTACAGGCAGCCAAGGTACAACTGGTACTCAGGGTGCAACAGGAACTCAAGGCACACAGGGAACAACTGGTAGCCAAGGAACCACTGGTAGCCAGGGAACAACTGGTACACAAGGTGCTACAGGTTCACAAGGAGTTCAAGGTCTACAAGGCGTACAAGGTGAGCAAGGCCTACAAGGTTACACAGGCGCTCAAGGTACAACTGGTAGCCAAGGAACCACTGGTACTCAAGGAACTCAGGGTACTCAAGGTATTCAAGGAATCCAGGGTTACACAGGAGCACAAGGTGCTACTGGAACTCAGGGAATCCAAGGTTACACAGGTGCTCAAGGAACCACTGGTACCCAGGGTACACAGGGTATCCAAGGACAAAACGCTGGAATTCTAAGCGTTGGTTCTGGTCTATCACTATCAGGTGGCGGAGAGCTTTCTGTTGATACTACAACAATTGCCTCTAAGTCTTATGTAGATTCAGTTGCTAAGGGACTCTTTGTAATCGGTTCAGTCCGAACAATGTCTAGCGCAAACGTATCTAACCTAACCTCAGTAACAGCAGTTGGTGGAGTAACTCTTTCTAACAATGACCGTGTTCTTCTTAAGAACCAGGTTACAGCTACTGAAAACGGTATCTATATCTACAACTCTGGAACAACAACTCTTGTAAAGAGTACAAATGCTGAAGATGCAGATATTAAAGAGGGCTCGTACACATTAGCAACAGAAGGTGACCACGCTACTCAAGGTTGGATTGTTACAGCATATGCTGCTGGAGCATCTACTTGGACACAGTTCTCAGCCGCTGGTGAATATACCGCTGGTAACGGAATTGATATCACCGCTAATGCAATCTCTGTAAAACTTGACCCAACATTCTCTGGTCTTGCAGAAGATGGCTCTGGACTTCGAGTTGATAAGACAAAGGTTGTTACTAAGTATGCAACCACAATAACCCCAGCATCTCCATACTCAGCTACAGAGTTTACTCTTACTCACAACCTAGGAACCACAGACATTCAAGTGACTGTCTATGAAATTTCTAGCGCAATGGAAGTTGTTACTGATGTAACTTACATTACTACTAACACAGTGACTATTGGATTCGCAGTAGCTCCTGCTGCAGGAGAGACCTATCGAGTAGTAGTCCACGCATAACAGATGAGTAAAAAGTCATTAGTCCCAGTTAACGTACTGGCTAGCGGAGTCCAACCCGCTGGTCGGTACGCTGGCGATGTATACTTTAATACTTCAGATGTATCAGTTCTTGTTTATACAGGTAGTAATTGGACAGCGATACCTAACGGAAATATTGATGGTGGTACCCCAACATCTAATTACGGCGGTATTACGGAAATGAGTGGAGGAACTCCATAATGGCAACAAAATTTCAAGTTCGCAGAGGCACATCCTCACAATGGACTTCTGCTAATCCTATTCTTTCTGAAGGTGAAATTGGTTTTGAAACCGACACTGGAAAACTTAAAGTAGGAGTAGGCGGCAGCACACACTGGAGTTCACTAGAGTATTTTGTTGACCAAGCAGCAGTTGCCAATTTAATTTCTGGTGCTGCTCTCAATACAACTGATGATTTATCAGAGGGTGTAACCAATAAGTACTTTACTAATTCACGTGTAGCAACTGCACTAAACAGCGGTTCATTACAAAATATCTCATTTACATATAATTCTGGCGCCCAAACTATTGATGTTAATGTTCCAACAGTTCAAGGAACAACAGGAGCGCAAGGTACACAAGGTGTACAAGGACGCCAAGGCACTACTGGTACACAAGGTGCAACTGGCACACAGGGCAGTACTGGTGCACAAGGAACACAGGGAGTTCAAGGAACTCAGGGTATTCAAAGCCCACAAGGAACTACTGGTACACAAGGCTCCACAGGAGCTCAAGGAACCACAGGGGCGCAAGGCACAACAGGTAATATTGGTGCTCAGGGAATTCAAGGAACTATTGGAACCCAAGGAACAACAGGCACAACAGGTTCTCAAGGTACAACTGGTATCCAAGGTATTCAGGGCTACACAGGCTCACAAGGCACCACTGGCTCACAAGGAACTACTGGCGCACAAGGTGCCACTGGTGCTCAAGGTGCAACTGGTAACACTGGTACACAAGGCTCTACAGGTGCACAAGGTGTTACGGGTACACAAGGTATCCAAGGTACAACTGGCTCACAAGGTACTACTGGTAGCCAGGGTACTCAAGGAATCACAGGCTCACAAGGTACAACTGGAGCACAAGGCTCTACAGGTCAAACTGGTACGCAGGGAGCAACAGGTACACAAGGTATCCAAGGAACTACGGGAAATACTGGTTCACAAGGTACTACTGGTGCTGCTGGTGGTTCTACCTCTAACTTTAATTACACACTTGATGCAACTACTTCAGATACAAAACCAGGCAGTGGTCAATTAAGGTTTAATAATGCAACACAAACCTCTGCAACATATCTCTACGTAGACCACATCAATGATTCAAACGTAGATATTGATGTTTATTTGGGACTTGTAAAACAATATGACAACATTATTATTCAAAAGAGAACTGATTCAAATACTTACATTACATTTCAAGTTACAGGCTCACCTACAGTTGTTTCTAACAGTTATGTAAAGATTCCAGTAACTAGCGTTGGTGACGGCGGTTCTGGAAGCAATTCATTTACTGGGGGAACTGCTCTTGAACTAGTTCTTTTTACAACTGGTCTTCAAGGTGCGCAAGGTACTCAAGGTAATACTGGTCCTCAAGGAGTTCAAGGTACCACTGGCTCACAAGGTACGACTGGAGCACAAGGTGCTACTGGTTCAACAGGAGCACAGGGCACTACAGGTGCACAAGGCACTACTGGTAACACTGGAGCTCAAGGAACACAAGGTTCTACAGGTACACAAGGAAACACTGGTACACAAGGCGCAACAGGTACACAAGGAACTACTGGTACACAGGGTACAACTGGTGCACAAGGCACTATCGGTGCTCAAGGCACCACTGGAGCTCAAGGAGCCACTGGTACTACTGGTACACAGGGCGCTACAGGTACTCAAGGCTCTACTGGAACTCAGGGAACTACTGGTACAACAGGTGCACAAGGTATTCAAGGCTCTATTGGTACACAGGGAACCACAGGAACTACTGGTGCTCAAGGTACTACAGGTGCTCAGGGCACAACAGGCACACAAGGTGCAACTGGAACTCAAGGCGCTACAGGTTCTCAGGGAACCCAGGGTACTCAAGGCGGATTCTCATTTGCTTTAGGTACAGGTGTACAAAATTTCTTAACTACTCCAACATCTGCAAACTTAACAACAGCGGTTACAGATGAAACTGGTTCTGGTTCTCTAGTATTTGGTACAAGCCCAACACTTAAAGGTCCTGTCTACTTCCAGAGCGGAAGCGGTGCTGGTGGTTCTAACAATACTATCGATGTTAACGGAACTACAGGAGCGGTAACTCTTACAAGCGGCTACCCACTCAACCTTACTGCAACAGGTGATGTAACTATCACAGCAACTGGTGGAGCAGCAAAGGTCGGCTCTGACACTATCGCAACTCTTACAGCGTCACAGACTCTCACCAATAAGACTCTTACTGCCCCAACAATCTCTAACCTTACTGTTACAGGAACTCTGACAGCAGGTGGTTCAGCAGGTACTAACGGATATGTATTGACCTCTACAGGTTCTGGTACTCAATGGGCAGCAGCAGCAGCCGACGCGACTCCTACTGTCTTCATGTTAGGTGGAATGTAGGCTACAATTCGTTTATGAATTTGGTTCAAAAATCGGTGCAAAACGGCGGTAAATTAAGACCGCTTATCATTCCTGCAGAAGTTACTAACGGCACTGGCTTAATGAACCCTTCCATCTTTATAGATGAAGATGGGGATATTCTTTGTATTCTGCGCCACATAAATTATACGCTTTATCACTCAGAAAATGACCAACGTTTTCCCAGTATTTGGGGGCCGTTATCTTATCTACACCCAGAAGAAGACCAGCGCCTAGTTACTGCTAATTATTTTTGCCGCCTTGATAAAGATTACAATATTATTAATTACACTCTTATTGACACTACTAAATTAGATGTTAAACCTATATGGACATTTGTAGGAGAAGAAGATGCACGCCTAGTTAAATGGGGCGGAAAATACTATGCCACAGGTGTTCGTAGAGATACCACTACCAACGGTCAAGGCCGTATGGAGTTATCAGAGCTAAAAATTGATAAGAAGAAGTGGACTGCTAAAGAAGTTAAGCGCACCCGTATCCCAGCTCCAATAGATGAGAATTCATATTGTGAAAAAAACTGGATGCCTGTCCTTGATAAAGAGTTTCACTACATCAAATGGACATCTCCTACAGAGGTAGTAAAAGCTAACCCAGATAATCCTGTGTGTGAACAGGTTGTTGTTACCCCAGGTAAGGTTGTAAACGCTGACCAACGTGGCGGTTCTCAACTTGTTAACTGGGGAGATTACTACCTTGCTATTACACATGAAGTTGTTTTATTTAAAAATTATTTAAAGCAAAAAAACGGCACTTATCGTCACCGTCTATGCGTATGGGATAAAGAGTTTAACCTTGTTGGAGTCTCTCCTGAGTCTTGGTCTTTTTTAGATGGTCAAATTGAGTTTGCTGCAGGAGCTGCTGTTCATAATGAAAACCTTCTTATTAGTTTTGGGTTTGTTGATAACGCCGCATTTGTTCTTGAGGTCCCCAAAGACGTTGTTAATACAATGATTGAAGAGGCGCTTAATGTATAACCGTATTAATAGCCTTATTATCACGCTCTCTAACGACCCTTTTAACCCAGTATTAAGCCTTAATATCGCCACTGAGTATGAAAATATTGGGCAGACCGCATCTGCTGTCTCTTTCTATTTACGCACCGCAGAGTATGGATATTACTCACACCCAGAGCATGTATACGCTGCTCTATTAAAATCAGCACATTGTTTTAGTAGCCAGAAAAACAGAGAGGCTACAGTAGTTAACCTTTATCTCAAGGCTATTGCATACCTTCCTTCTAGACCTGAAGCATGGTTCTTACTATCTCGTTGGTATGAAAGAAATCAAAAATGGCAAGAGTCCTACTCTATGGCAGAGGTTGGATTATCATTTGGCGCCATTAAATGTGGACCACTTCCTGTTTGGGTAGATTATCCAGGTGAGTATGGATTGCGCTTTGAAAAAGCAGTCAGTGGTTGGTGGGTAGGTCGTAAAGATGACTCAATTACTATAATGAAAGAGCTACTCAAAGAAGATATTCATTATGTGTATAGAAACGCTATTCATAATAACCTCAATACTATTGACGATACTCCAGAGTATATAAACCCACTAGAACCAGTAATAACCAACTATCGTAAATATTTTGGCGCTAAAGCCCCTCTTGTTATTGATATAGGAACTAGAGATGGAAATGATGCGCACTATCTTTATAAAGAGCTACAAGGCACAAAAGTTATAGCCGTAGATGCAAACCCTAAATGCTATGAGATTGTTAAAACTAACTACCCATGGATGTATGCATATCAATGCGCCATTACTGATACAGATGGGGAGATAACCTTTAATCAGGTAATAACAGATAACATAGAGGTTTTAGGCACCTCATCTATCTTTAGTAAAGATACCTCCATAGACCCACCAGCATCCTTTTATGAAGGAAAGACCAAAGAGATTACCGTTCCTACATCTCGCTTAGATACCCTTCTAGTAAAGACAGGGGATATGGGAACTATTGATGTAGTCAAGATTGATACTGAAGGCTACTCATGGCAAGTACTCCAAGGCTTTGGAGATAGACTCAAAGATGTAAAAATTTTCCACCTAGAGACTGAAAGCATCCAACTACACCCAGAGCATGTAACAGGTGAAAAGATAGCTGAATTTATGCGCTCCCATGGGTTTGTGTTGGTAGATACTTCCCATGAATGGGGAGATAAGATGCAAGACCAGATATGGGTAAACCCAGAGTTAGTTACCCGTAACAAAGAGTGTTTTACCCCTACAACCCCTGAGTTATAGGGCATAATTTCACTATCCCCTTCGAAGGAGTCCCATGGCAACAACATACAAAGTTTTGGCGCAAAATAACCCCGCTGCCACTACTCTCACAACTTTATACACAGTAGGTGCAAGCACCTCAGCTGTGGTCTCTACTATTACTATCTGCAACCAGACAGCCTCTGCTGCTACCTACCGTATCGCGGTAAGCCCAGCGGGTGCAGCAGTTGACCCTAAGCACTACATTGTTTATGGTGCCACCGTTGCTGCCTCTGATACAACAGCATTGACATTAGGATTGACATTAGCCACAACAGATGTCGTTCGCATTTATGCTTCTTCTGCAAACCTTTCATTCTCACTCTTTGGCAGCGAAATCTCCTAATTAACTAGTTAGAGGTAACTTCAGTGACTATCACTAACAAGGTTTCATTAAAGAGCGTCATGGCAGGCGTCACGCCTATTGCCGACGTTCCTGATGCGCCTACAGTAAGTGCTGCAAACGTTGGCACAAGCCGTGCCTATAACAACGGCTCTGCGACAGTCACTGTGACAGCGGCTGCTACTGGTGGAACACCTACTTCATTTACCGCTACATCTACTCCTGGTTCATTTACTGCAACAGGAACATCTCCTCTGACTGTTACAGGTTTGCAAAGTGCTACTTCTTACACCTTTGCAGTTACTGGAACAAATACAACAGCAACAGGTCCTGCTGGTACTTCTTCTTCTATTACTGCCACTACCGTTCCTAATGCTCCTACTATTGGAACTCCGACTGTTGCATCAGGACAGGCTTACTCAGGAACTGCATCTGTGTCTGTCCCATTTACTGCTGGTGCAACAGGTGGAGCATCTGTCTCTACTTACACAGTTACCTCTTCTGGTGGTGGAACTGCGACGGGTGCTGGAAGTCCAATATCTATTTCTGACGCAGTAGGAACCGCAAGAACTTATACAGTAACCGCAACTAATACTAACGGCACAAGTTCTGCTTCTAGTGCATCTGCTTCAACTACGCCAGTTTCTGTTCCTCAGGCTCCTACTATAGGAACTGCTACTTCTCCAACTTCTACATCAGCATCTATTACTTTTACAGCGGGTGCTACTGGAGGCTCTGCAGTCTCTACCTACACAGCAACATCTTCTCCTGGGTCACTTACAGGAACGAGTGCAACAAGCCCAATTACTGTTTCAGGACTTACAGCGGGAACTGCTTATACATTTACAATTACCGCTACTAATGCACAAGGAACATCTACGGCCTCCTCTGCATCTAACTCTGTAACTCCACAGTTAGCACGTTTTGTTGCGTATGGTCCAGGCAATAGTGTTCCAATTGCTTACTCTGATAATGGCTCTTCTTGGACAACCTCTGCATATACAACAAGCAATGTTGCTGGTTTTTCAGGAACATACGGAGCAAATAAATATGTTATTCCTTCTTCTACCGCTTATTATTATTCTGCTGATGGCGCTACCTGGTCATCAGTTTCCGCGCCTTTAGACAATATCACTTCCATGGCATATAATGGAACTGCATTTGTTGGAGTTAAGTACGACTCAGCAAGTGCTTACGTTACCCGTTCCACAAACGGAACTACGTGGACCAACTATCAAATAGATAGCGTTGACTCTACTTATTATACACAATATAAAGTTGTATTTGTAGGCAGCACTTTTTACACTTTAAACAATAATGCTTATGCCAACAGCCATATATCAACAGATGATGGTGTTACGTGGTCACGCACATCGCCGTTACAAGGTTTTCAATCTAGTATTACTTTGGCTAATGGAACTACTATTGCTGGATATCAAGGAAGTTTTAGATATACAACAAATATGTCTACTTCTACAACTGGCCCTGCTTCTTGGGGTAGTACTTTTTCTATGACTGGAATTGCTGGAAGCGGCAATAACTATATAGCAACAGGATACGACTCTGGTGGAGACACATACAGACCTGCTTATTACACAACAACTGGTTTATCTGGTACATGGGCCTCTACTGGTAGTCCAAATTTTACACGAGGTAATCAAATGTACAAATCAGCGGCTTACAATAATGCTGGAACTTGGGTATTTGGTATCAGTGGAAATAGTAACGTGTACTACTCAACTAATGGAACTTCATTAACAAACGTAAGCATTGGCGGAGGCGCTATGAGTAATGGAACTGCTGTAATGTTCTCAACTAATAATGGATAAAGTAAAGGAAAATAAATAATGGACGTATCTGCATTTGATTTTCGCTATGAAATTGACGACAATGATGGATTTGCAATTCGTTGCTGGCATGTAGGTCAAGAAGAGCCTTGGATGCTGCAACCGCACTGGCCTTCAGGTGATGCTTGGGGTTCACGCAGTGATGCTCAGACTTGGATTGAGGACCACATTGAATCCCTCGTTGACTCTGCTGCACCGTATGCTGCAGGAGGTCCTGGTCAAGAACGCCGAGCAAAACCAACGCCTTTAGAGGCTGCACTAAACAAGTTAGGTGCAACAGGTTTAACAGTAGAAGACTTAAGATTGCTTCTAAACCTTTAATTCGGCGCTTAATACATTTTTCCAGTAACCATAGGAGACAATAGGCAACATGGCTAATATCAAGCGTGCTAATACATCAGGCATCACCAAGAGCGGTGTTGCTATCCCTGATGTACCTGATGCACCCACTATTGGCGCTGCCACAAATGTAGGCACATCCAGGGCCTATAACAATGGCTCTGCAACTGTTGCTTTTACTGCCGCTGCCACAGGTGGTACTCCTACCTCCTATACAGCTACCTCTACTCCTGGCTCTTTTACTGCCTCTGGTGCTGGTTCACCATTGACTGTTACTGGATTACAATCTGCTACCTCTTATACATTTGCTGTTACCGCTACTAATACAACTGCAACTGGTCCTGCATCTAGCGCTTCGTCTTCTATAACTGCAACCACTGTTCCTAATGCGCCTACTATTGGTACACCTACCGTTGCTACTGGTCAGTCATACACTGGCTCTGCAAACGTATCTGTACCATTTACTGCTGGGGCAACTGGTGGTTCTGCAATTTCTAGTTACACAGTCACTTCATCTTCAGGAACAACTGGTTCAAGTTCTTCTTCACCAATTACTATTTCTGACACTGTAGGAACTGCTCGTACCTACACAGTCACAGCAACAAATGCTAATGGAACCTCTACTGCATCTTCTGCATCTGCTTCTACAACTCCTTCATCTGTTCCTCAGGCGCCAACTATTGGTACTGCTACTGCAACAGGTTCTACAACTGCAACAGTTGCTTATACAGCAAACGCCACTGGTGGTGCTGCAGTATCTACCTACACTGCAACCTCATCTCCTGGAGGATTGACAGGAACAGGTGCCTCCCCTATTACTGTCTCAGGTCTTACAGCAGGAACTGCATATACATTTACAGTTACTGCAACAAACTCTCAAGGAACATCTGCTGCTTCTTCTGCATCTAATTCAACTACTACCACTTACCCAGCAACCGCATTGACAGTTACTGGAACTGGAACTGGGTATGGAAAAGCCGTAGGAGGTATTGATACAAGTGGAAATATTTATGTTGGTGGAGAAAATATAAGAACTGGAAATGGTGGTTTACGTGCGTTTTTCTATAAACAAAATGGAAGTGGAACTGTAACTGTTTCTCGTGAAATTTATACAAACAATATATATAATCAAAATCAAGGAGCAGAGTACGGTGCCTTAGACTCTTCTTTTAACTATTATCAATTTGGTTATGGAACAAACGATTCTGGTTCAACATATTATGGAATTACAACAAAATGGAACTCTTCTGGAACATTACAATGGATTAAGAGTTTTATTCTTGGAAACGGCAGCTCCATGTACAATTCTGGCGGTGGGGCAGATTCATCAGGTAATGTGTATTCAATAGGGTGGGCTAATAACAGCGGAACCCCTGCTCAGTCTACTTACGTTATTAAATATAACTCTTCTGGAACTGTTCAGTGGGTGTATATTGCCCCTATTACAAGTGCTGTTTGTTACTCAGGAAGTGTAGATTCTTCTGGAAATATAATCGGTGTTGGAAATATGACTAATGGCTCATACCAAGGAGCATATCTAATGAAAATGAATAATGCTGGAACAATTCAATGGCAGACGGCTTATTCAGTAACAAGGTCTAGTTATTTTCAAGGTTCTACAACAGATTCTTCGGGAAATGTGTACGCAGTAGGTACCTCCGCACAAACAGCAAGCCCATACTATAATAGGGTTATTTTATTTAAGTTTAATTCTAGCGGAACTCTTCAATGGCAAAGACGTCTATATAATGCATCCGCCAATGTTGGTGGAAGTATTCAAGTTGTTTCAACAAACTCTAATGGTGATGTATTTGTTGGGTTTACTGATGTTAATTCTCAGTATGCGTATGTTGCTAAATATAACTCTTCTGGAACTATTCAATGGCAAAGACAAGTAAGTGTTTCGGGTTCATCTGGTTATACAAAATTTGACAGCATTTCTTGTAGTAATGATTTTGTGTTAGTGGGGGTAAGGCTTTCAGGCTCTCCTGTTACCCCTGCGTACCTTAAACTTCCTGTTGATGGTTCAAAAACTGGAACGTATACTCTTGCAAGTCGTTCGGTAATTTATGAGGCATCAAGTCTTTCAGAAGCAGCGGGTGATTTAAGTGCAATTGGAATCTCTGCTACATGGTCCAGCACCAGTTCTTACACGGCTGGTACATATTCTGCTACAGAGCAGGCATCTGGATTTACTGCGGAAACGGCGGTTCTATAATGGCTATGTATTACAACACTGAGACACATGAGTTTCCTCGTCACGATGGGGACATTCTTCTTATTGACCCAACTTGGGTACCAGGCACGCCTCTGCTTGAGCCATGGGTGGAGGTTATGCACACAGAACCAGAAACTTTAGAACTTCCTTATGTTCCTGTTATGAAACGTCCAACACTACAAGATGGTGTGTGGAAAGTTACCTGGGGACAAAAAGAACTTTCTAATGCAGAAATTGAAGCCGCTTTAAATTATGTGGCTTTTGTACCTTTAGAAGAAAGATTACCTTAAAAAATTCGGCGCTTAATCAATTTTTTCCAGTAATGATAGGAGATACTAGACAACATGTCTGTACGCAGAGCTCAAGATGAGCGCATTGAAGGAACACCCGACGGTCTCGCAGCTTTAACTGAGATTATGGACTTTCCAGATGCACCATCAATTTCAGCGGCAAATGTGGGTACCTCACGTGCCTACAACAATGGTTCAGCAACAGTCACAGTTACAGCAGCTGCAACTGGTGGTACTCCTTCTACCTATAACGTTATTTCAAGCCCAGGTTCTTTTACCGCCTCTGGCGCATCTCCTGTAACAGTTACTGGTCTACAATCTGCTACTGCTTATACTTTTCAAGCCACTGGTGTTACCTCTACTAGCGTAGCTGGTATTCAATCTGGCGCCTCAAATTCTATTACAGCTACAACAGTTCCAGCAGCCCCGACTATTGGTACTGCAACATCTCCTACCTCTACAACTGCTTCTGTTACATTTACAGCAGGAGCTACAGGTGGTTCTGCCATCACTGGCTACACAGTAACTTCTTCCCCTGGTTCTATAACAGGAACAGGTGCTTCAAGCCCAATTTCTGTTTCTGGATTAACTCCAGGGACTGCTTACACGTTTACAGTTACAGCAACTAATGCAAATGGAACTTCAACTGCTTCGTCTGCATCTAACTCGGTAACTCCAATTGCGGTCTACTCATTTGTTGGAACTATTACCAACACACAAAACTACACAATCCCTGCTGGAAAAAATCTTCTTTCTTTGTTTGTTGCTAGCGGTGGCGGTGGTGGAGCGGGTGGCCAAAGTTACGCAGGTGGTCCATCAGGAAGCTCTGGTGGTGGTGCAGGCGGTGCGGGAGTATTAGTCAGGGTTCAAGATTATCCTGTTACGCCTGGAGCGACATACTTGCTTACTATTGGAGCAGGTGGTAACGCTGGTACTGGTGGTGCAGCAAACAATGGCAGTTATGGAAATAGAGGTAATGCTGGTGGTGGAACATCGTTTTCAAACCTTCTAACTACAAATGGTGGTGAAGCAGCTACAAATAACTGCGGAACTTATGCAGGCGGCGGTTACTCAGGCAATACAGCGGTGAATAACATTTCTGCTTACACAACAAGTTATGGTGAAGGCAATTACAGAGGTGGTAGTGGCGGTGCTGGTTTTACAAACCAAAACGGTAATGCAACAGCCGCAGGAAATGCCGCAAACTTTACAATGAATTTAACTGGGTTAGGAACTGTTTACTCTAGCGCTACTACTATGTCAGGTGGTGGTGGTGGTGCTCCAGGAACTACTCCTAACCAAACAAATCCAGGTGTGCGTTCAGGCGGTTCTGCTAGTGGCGGTGGTACTGGCGGATTTAACGAAACAATAAATGCTGGAAATGCTGGAGCATCTGCAATATCATTAGGTTCAGGTGGCGGTGGTGGAGCAGGTTCAAACTACACTGGTAACACAAGTTTTACTGGCAAAGGTGGCGGTAATGGCTCTGGTGGATTCATAGACATCTATGTTAAGTAAGGAAGACATAATGGACATTGGTTTAATTAAAAACAATACAGTTGTAAATGCAGTTGTATGCGATTCATTAACTGACGCTCAAGCATTTTTTCCTGATTGCGAACCATTTGATTTAAGTGGTAGCACTCTTGGTGTAGGATGGTTTAAAGAAAACGACAAATGGTATCCACCTAAACCTAATTTAAAAGATACCTTTATCTGGAGTGATGAAATTCAAAATTGGAAAAAGTAGTTTTGTAATGTAGGCTTACTCAATAGGACTATTAATGATGGAGTACAATGAAAATTATTTTTACAAATACTTATTCAGCAACAATCTTAGAAAAACCTAAACCTGCTAGTAATTACATTCCTGATTGGTATAAAAAAATAGATTCATATATGGGGAAAAAGAAAAGGCCTTCTGATGACGGGACTGCTCTAGCAACCATTAAAAGATGTATGCCTGTTTTTGATATGATTACAGCAGGCTACATAATTACAACAATTGCTGATATTTATGTAGAGCCCAAAGATGGTGCTCCATATTTTAAATGGTCAGGTTTTGATTTAATAGAATTTCACGGACCAGACCAAACTACTGGACATCCTGCAACTAATAAAGATTATGCATCCCCTAAATTCATAAACCCTTGGAGTATTAAAACTCCCAAAGGTTGGTCAGTTTTGATTATGCAGCCAGCACACCGAGATTCAGTCTTTACTATCCTTCCTGGGATAGTAGACACTGACACCTACACCGCCCCAATCAATTTTCCTTTTACATTAAAAGACCCCAACTACGAAGGTTTAATACCTGCTGGGACTCCAATAGTTCAAATTATCCCTATCAAAAGAGAGTCTTGGGAACACGATTTTGGTAACGAAAACGAATTAAAAGATATGAAAAAGATAACTCAGAAAATGAGTACTGTGTTTTTTGACAGGTATAAGCGCTTTTGGTGGAACAAAAAAGAGTACAAATAAGGCGTTTTAAATTTTAGGGTTTTACACCCCGTTTTATCTACTTAATATGGTTTAATAGGACTGGTCATACGACCTCTCAATCTCTTACCAGATTAAGGAATTAGTAGATGAAAATAGCGCTTTTTGCTATGCTTTCAAGCAGTGTCGGGCCAGCTAAATGAGCGTCCGTTACATAAGCCAAGAGGGACTCAATAATAACGTCACGGCTATCCCTGACGTTCCTGATTCTCCCACCGTTGGTGCAGCTACTAATGTCGGAACTTCCCGCGCTTTTAATAGCGGCGCAGCTACCGTGGCCTACACCGCTGCCGACACAGGTGGGGCGGCAGCATCTTTTACCGCGACCTCTACCCCTGGTTCTTTTACTGGTACTGGTACTTCCCCTATTACTGTTACGGGTCTACAAAGCGCAACTTCTTATACCTTTACAGTAAGACCTTCTAATGCGACTGCAACTGGTCCTTCCTCTTCTTCATCTGCTTCTATTACAGCAACTACTGTCCCTGATGCACCTTCTGCTCCAACTGCAACCAACTCTGGCTCTGGACGTGCATTTAATAATGGTTCTGCATCTATTGCCTTTACAACACCAGCAACTGGCGGTTCAGCCATATCTTCTTACATAGTCACATCTAGCCCAGGCTATTTTACTGGAACTGGTTCTGTAAGCCCAATTACTGTAACAGGACAGCAATCTGCAACTGCCTATACCTATACCGTAACTGCTACAAATGCTAACGGTACAGGCTCTGCCTCATCCGCCTCTAGCTCAGTAACTGCAACTACGGTTCCTGCTGCCCCTACTATCGGAACATTTACAGATGGTGGCACAGGAACAACTGGAACGCTTTCATTTACAGCAGGAGCCACAGGTGGCTCTGCTATTACTAACTACAAAATTTCTACTGACAACATTACGTACACAGCACTGTCTCCAACACAAACATCAAGCCCATTATCTTTAACAGGATTATCTGTTGGTACTGCTACCTATTATATTAAAGCGGTTAATACTAATGGAGATTCTGCTGCATCTAGCGGAGTTAGCGGAACAGTCTTAACCCCTACCTCTTTTGAGTCTATTGCTACTATAACTGGTACGGGCTCATCTGGAACAATTACATTTTCTAGTATTCCTAGCACCTACAAGTCATTACAGATTAGAGTGATGTCTAGAAGTACTTATCCGAGCACAGGTGCAGGAAATACTAAAGTTCAATTTAATGGTGATACTGCTGGTAACTACACTTGGCACAACATTTGGGGAAATGGTACAGCAGTAAATGCTAATGCTAACTTTAGTCAATCTGGAATTTTAATAGACATGACAACACCGATGGCTAATGAACCTGCAAATACAATGGCTGGATTGATTATAGATATTATGGATTACTCCTCCACTAGCAAGAACAAAACATTACGTTCCTCTAATGTTTACAACTCAAATGCTGGCGCTGCTCCAGAACAAATTCGACTTAATTCAGGCGCCTGGGCATCAACATCTGCACTTAATTCAATTACTTTGACCTCAGAACTTGGCAACTATACAACTGCATCTACTTTTGCACTATACGGGGTGAAATAATATGGCAACAACTTATGAACCAATTGGTACTCAAACATTAGGAACTGCTGCTGCATCCATTACTTTTTCTAGTATTCCAGCAACATATACTGATTTGAGACTAATCCTTACTGGAACACCAAGCGTTGATGGTTCAAACTTTTATATGCAATTTAATGGGATTACTACAACCACCTACTCTTCAACTATTCTTTATGGTAATCATGGACCTGCTGTAGGCACTTTTACTTTAACCTCTCAACCTCAATTTTGGTTGGGGTTTGAATCAAGTAATACTTTAGATTCAACTGTTGATATTAATATTTTTTCATACGCAGGTTCTACTAACAAAACCATTTTTACCGCAGAGTCTTCTGATACAAATATTGTTGGACAAATTTCTCTTACTTCTGGGTTATGGAGAAGCACTGCTGCTATAACAAGTATTCGATTATTTGTTTACAACTCTGGAAATTACAATGCTGGAACAGTTGCAACTCTCTACGGAATTAAGGCGGCATAGATGGCAAATACATATGTTTTGGTTTCAAGTGCTACCTCTACTGGAAGTGAAACCTCATTTATATTTTCTTCCATCCCTCAAACCTACACGGATTTAGTGTTAAGAATATCGGCACGTTCAACACAGTCTGGTTACACACAGAACTTCCTAATTAGATATAACGGCGATACCGCTACTAACTACTCTAGCGTGGGACTATATGGAAGCGGCGCTAATGCCAATGGATTTGAACAAGTTTCTCAAAATGGTGCATCATTTATTGGTATGAACTACGCTACCTCTTTAGCAAATACTTTTGGAAATACTGAGGCGTACATACCAAACTACACCGCTACTGGTGTCAAATCAGTTATTAACCTTGGAGCAACCGAACACAACACTTCTACAACTCAAAACTCAGTGGGTGCTCTATCAAACCTATACCGAGGAACATCTGCTATTACTAGCATCCTAGTTCGAACTGTAGGTGGGGCAGATGTATTCACCACTGGCTCAACCCTTTATCTTTACGGAATCAAGAAAAACTAAGGAGACAATATGACAAACCCAACCCGCGTCGAAGTATGCTGCGACCCAGCATGTGAAAACCACAATGTTCAGCAAGTTATTGAACTAACTGCTGCAGAGGTTATAGCTATGGAGGCCGAGGCAGTAGCACAGGCCGAACAGCGTGCAACAGCAGAAGCAGAAGCTGCAGCCCTTGTTGCTTTGAAAGTATCTGCTAAAGCCAAGTTAGTAGCAGGCACTCCCCTTACTGAAGAAGAAGCAGCCACCCTTATTATCTAAAATCGGCGCTTAACCAATTTTTCTAGTACTGATAGGGGATAATCTTTACCATGCGTTCATACTCTCCTCTAGGCAGGTTCTCCTCTGATTTTGAGACCGATTTAGTTGAAGATGGTATAGAGCGCGATTTAAAGAACCCTGTAGGAACACAAGCTCTGTGGTGGGTATATGACCCTACAACAACTACTGTAGACCCAACTTATGATGTTGGTTATATGGATTATGGTAAATCTTGGCGTGGTCCTTATAAGCTTCCTATCGTTCGTGCTCTCTGGGGACAGGGAGCTATTCCACAAAGTGAGCGTGGTTTCTATAGCGCAGATACTTTGCATCTTACGGTTTTAGGGCGAGATATTGAAAAGATTGATAACAACGTTTTAAACAATCCTGATATTGAATCTCGCGGTCGTATCCTATGGAAAAATCAAATTTATCGCCCTCAAGGAATTCAACAAAGAGGAATTATTGGAGAGCGCTATACCCTGGTAGTTATTGACTGTATGCAGGTAATGCCCGATGAGATGATAAACGACCACCAATTCCTAGCCTATGCTACAGCTGTGCCTGACACATGGGAATCTCCAAACGTTATTACTTATCCACCGTACCCAGCGGCGATAAACCCTACGCCACCATTTAACTCTTTAGATGGTGGAACTCCTTAATGCCATTTAAATCTACTTCTCAAAGAAAATTTATGTATTCCCAGCACCCAGAAATGGCTAAAGAGTGGGAAGATAAGACACCCAAAGGCAAAAAATTACCTACCAAGGTAAAGAAAACAAAGGCAAAGAAAAAATGACTAAACCAAAGCTCGGTACAGGAACTAGATTCAAGAAGCTTGAAAAGAGCATTGCCGCCAAGGGTGACGTCAGTGACCCAGCAGCTGTAGCCGCTGCTATTGGACGCAAAAAGTATGGCGCTAAGAAAATGACAAAACTAGCCGTTAAAGGCAAGAAAGCAGGTAAGTAATGTGTGCTAAATGTGGTTGTGGTTGCAAGGCTGGTAAGCCAGCAAAGGGATGCAAGTGCACATGTGCAACTTGCAAATCTGCTAAGAAAGCTAAGAAGTAATGGCTAAGGAATTATCACCTAAGCAAAAGAAGATTGCTGGAGCTGCTGCTCCTAAAGGAAAGATTACTGGTGCCGATTTTAAGGCACTTAAAAAAGGTAAGTCTAAGCCAACATCAATGAATAGAAAGAAAGGCATGTAATGTGTGCTACCTGTGGATGTATGAAAAAGAAAGCTGATAAGAAGCAAGACGCAAAAATTATGAAGGGCATGACACCTGCTCAAAAGGGCAAGTTCAAAGCTGAAGATAAGAAGATGGACAAAAAGAAGCCATCAGCTAAGGCAGATATGAAGATGGACAAAGCGCTAGCAAAGAAGATTAAGAAGAAGTAAAGTAATAAGTAGTTAGGGCCTCCTAGAGATAGGGGGCCCTTTATACTTTAGGGGAGTCCTGTGCGGGACTCAAGTTTTACCCTTGCGAAATACCCTTGGAGTTTGCCATGGCTGAAATCGATAAGCCCTCTGAAAAAGAGTTCGTTGACGGCGCATTTTCTTCTGCACCTAAAGACCACAAGCTTGCAACAGGTATTCTCGCAGCAGCACTCTGGCGGTTACTACGCAAATGAATATTGACAAAGCTGCATCTGACGCACTTAAAAGAGCTGCTGAAAGACTCACACCAGATTTTAGACAAGAGGCACTTGATGCTGGTTGGCCCGCACAAATTGTCATGCAGTTAACCGTTGAAGAGGTTGATGGCGAACTTTCCGTTCAATACCCAGAAAACATTAGCTCTGAGGTAGAAGACTTGGAGTACGGAACCCCTGAGACTGTACCTACAGCCCTTATTCGCAACTTTATGTTTCGCCACTCAGACGGTGTTCAAGATATCTTTGAAACAGCCTTTGAAGATGTAACAGTAAGTTTGGGGGCTTTCAAATGAGTTTTATTCTTGCAGAAGATGCCGCTATTAAGAACTTCCTACAAGGGCTTACCGTTGCAGATGAAAAGGCACCTGTTCGCCCTGTTAAAGTTTGGTTTGGCTATCCAGATGTTGAAATTCGCACCCAGTCCTATCCTTATCTGATTATAGAGTTAATAGATATTAGAGCGGCAAAAGAACGCCAATCCTCAGGTATTTTCTATGACTCAGACAATAGAGGAACTATTGCCCCTGCTGCTGGGGTCACATACAGATACTCAGTTCCGCTTCCTTATGACTTGGTATATCAAGTAACTTCTTACTCTCGTCACCCTAGACACGACAGAGCTATTTTATTTCAGCTTCAACAAAAGTTTCCAAGTCAATATGGAACATTAGAAGTGCCAAATGATTTAGGAACAGAGATTGCAAAAAGACATATGTTTCTTGATGGGTTCATTAAAAGGGACCAAATCGAGGATGGTAAACGTTTATTTAGAAACGTTCACACAATAAGAGTTGTTAGTGAAATGACACCTGTCACAGCTAACAACGCCCTATCCAAAGTACAAACCGTTGAAATAAATCGAATTAAAACCGCTATACCAAATGGTCTCAGACCCGTTTCACACCTAACTAAAGGAAGTTAATAATGGCAGCTTATCTACGTCCAGGAGTATATGTTCAGGAAACCCTGAATCCAGTACCTCCTGTTGTTGGAGCAAACTCCAACTCTGTAGCAGCATTCATTGGCGGCAACGCTCGTGGACCTGTTACACCTACACTCGTTACATCATGGAGCGAGTATATTAATAAGTACGGTTCTTGGAGCGCAAATAATACTTTGGCTCTTGCTGTATTTCTTTATTTTTCAAATGGCGGCAACGCTGCATACATTCAACGTGTAACAGCAGGCTCACCCGCTACTGCAACACGTACGCTTAAAGATGCTGGCGATGTTAATACGCTCACTCTTTCTGCTGCAAACCCAGGAGCTTGGGGAAATAGCATCGCTATTACTACACAGGCATCCCCTGGTGCTGCTGCATACTTTGACTTAGTTATCTACTATGGAGGAACAACTGCCCCATACAAGGTGGAGTCTTTCCCTAATTTAACTATGGATTCAACAGATGCTCGTTACGCAGTCTCTGTTATTAACTCACAATCAAACTGGGTTGTTGCAACAGATTTAGCTTCAGCCTCTACTGGAGTAAGTAAGTATGTTGCTGCAATTACTGGTCAATCCCTAGCTGGCGGAGCTGCAGGAACAACTCCTACAGAAGCTCAAATTGCTGCTGGAATTACTGCCTTTGATTCAGTACTTAACTCATTGATTATTAACGCCCCAGGAGTTACTACTTCAGCTGGAATTAATCCAATCATTGCATATGCAGAGGCTCGTAAAGATGCGTTTGTAGTTGTAGACCCAATTAACGATACAGTTGCAAATCAACTTACCCTTGCTGCTTCTTATACACAGAGCTCATATGCAGCTGTGTACTACCCAACAATTACAATCAATGACCCAACTAATTCAACACCAGGAACAGTTATTGCAGCTGCAAACCCAGGTGGAGCAGTTGTTGGAAAGTACGCTGCAACAGATAAGTCTCGTGGAGTTTTCAAAGCTCCTGCAGGTCTTGGTGTTCGTGTAGCTGGAGCAGTCTCTGTTCCTTCATTAACAAATGCAAACCTAGATGCACTTAACTCAGCGGCAGCACCAGTAAACGCAATTCGTTTCATTCCAGGCTCTGGAATTGTAATTATGGGCGCTCGTACACTTAAGGGTGGATATGCAGATATGTATGTCCCAGTACGTCGTTCGCTTATCTTCTTGGAAAAGGCACTTGTTGACCTTACCAACTTTGCTGTATTTGAACCAAATGACACTGTTCTTTATCGTCAAATTACAGCAACGCTTACAGCATTCTTGACTAACTTCTGGTCACAGGGTGGTCTTCGTGGAGCAACTCCAGACCAAGCTTTCTTTGTGCTTTGTAACTCTACTAACAACCCACTAAGCACAGTAGAAGCTGGTCAAGTTAACATTCAGGTGGGAGTTGCTCTGCAACGTCCAGCTGAGTTCGTAGTAATCAATATCGGTCAGTTCGATGGCGGCGCAACCGTCACAGTGGCGTAAGGAGCCCAATACATGGCAACAAATATCAGTCGCTTCTCATCCATTGCGACAGACCCGCTACGTAATTTTAAGTTTTACGTAGAATTTAGCAATACAACTAATGGACCAACCGATGTTGCGCCTGCAACACCTAACGCAGCAATCACTAAGATTACTGGTGGGTTTACCAGCGTTACTGGCTTGGCTATTAACACACAGTCCATTCCATACCGTGAAGGTGGCTACAACACCACTATTCACCAAATTCCTGGAATGACAACTTTCTCACCCGTAACATTCCAACGCGGAACACTTACAACTAACACACAAGGCCTTGTCTGGATGCGCCAGCTTTTTGCTGCTGCCTCTGGTGAAGGAGTTGCTTTGACATCTGGACAGGATTTTCGTTGCAACGTAGATATCTACGTTCTTGACCACCCAGCAGTTATTGCAGATAACACCGACCTTGTGGCTAATGCAAAGATGCACTTCAAGCTTCACAATGCATGGATTACTACACTACAATACTCAGACTTAAACGCTGGAGACCAGAACATTTTGTTCGAGCAAATGACTTTAGTACATGAAGGTCTTTCTGCTGGTTTCGTAGGCGACGCCGCAACACAAGTTCTATAACCCTAAATAAGGAGCATAATTCGTGACCACACTTAGTTCAGACACAAAGGTAGTTAACGCTGTTATATCTGAGGCGCTTAAAGAAGCCCCTGTAAAGGTAGAAACAGTGGCACCATCTAATAACGAGGTTATTCTTCCTGGTGGGTATATCTCACCAGGAGGAATCCTTGCTAAGTACGCAGAGGTAAAGGAGCTTAATGGCTCTGATGAAGAGGCTATTTCACGAGCTGGTTCTTTAGGCAAATCTCTTACTACTATTCTTCAACGAGGAGTTCTTAGCGTTGGTGAAGAAAAGCTAGGAAAAGATACTCTTGATGACATGCTATCTGCAGACCGTGATGCATTGCTATTGGCAATCCGTCGCGTTACTTTTGGTAATACTGTTGAATATCGCGCCTTCTGCGCCTGTGGTGCAGAACAACTACTTGAAATTGATTTAGTTAACGATATCCCAGTAAAAGAACTTGATAATCCAATCACTGACCGAGTATGGACAGTAAACACAAAAGCTGGAGAAGTTGTCTTAGCACTACCTACAGGAGTAACTCAAAAGCGATTAATTGAAGCTACAGATAAGACTACTGCTGAATTAGGAACAATTTTACTTTCAGGGTGTGTTCAATCTATTGACGGCAAAATTTCAACAGGAGCTACTGCAGTCCTTAAACTTGGAATGGCTGACCGTGAAAAGCTTATTGAAGAGATTGTAGAAAAGAACCCAGGCCCACGCCTTGGGGAGGTGAGCAAGACCTGCGAGGCATGTGGAGAATCTATTGAGACCCCATTAAGTCTCGTTGCTTTGTTTCGCCTACAGTGATGAGGACTACGAATTTATTATGGACCAGTACGAACTCTTAACTAGAGAGTTTACTGGTTGGACATTAAGCGATATTCGCTCATTGTCAGTAAGAGAACGACAGAACTGGCTTGAAAGAGCCCAGAGATATAGGAGAGGTTAGTCATGGTAGATACTGGGCCTTCTTCTGGTCAAACACTGGGTGGAAATATTGAAAAGAACACCGCTAAACAAAAAGCATTTAATAAAGAACTTGAAGTAACGCTTCAAAAAGCCAATGGCATTCTTAAAGCTTTTGGTATGCCTCAAATGGGCGCGGGTGGTGGAGCAGGGGGCGGAAGCCTAACCACGTCTGGAACTTTTACTAATGGTGGTATTGGCGGTGCAATTGGTAGCACTATCGGACGAGTTGCATCAACTGCTCTTGGTGTTGCTGCAGGTGCTGCGCAAGCACTTCCTGGTGTTCAAGAAGTACTTGGAACTCAACTACTCACTTCTCAAGCACGTTTTTCTGGCGTTGCTAACCCTATTGCCTCAGCCACTGCTGCTATGCGTGGGGGACAAGCTACTAGCCCAACTGATTATCTTCAAGCTATTCAACTAGGTAATCAAGGGGGGCTGACAGGAGCTCTTCCTGGTTACGGTGGCGTGCTCAATGGCGTCTCTCAAGTTTCTAACTTAACTGGTAGCGGAACTTCGGCGATGAGAGCTGCTGTAGGGCTTAATAGCGCTCAAAGTGTAAACACTTTACGTATGTTTGGAATTCAAGCTCGTGGTGCTAATGGTGCTGCTCGTCCACCACAAGAAGTATTTAAAGAAATTTATAATTTTGCTTCTTCTCAAGTGGGTCATAAATTAACTCCACAAGAGTTAGCAATTGGACTTCAACCTGGAAATGGTTTTGCAAACTTTTTGGATGCTGCCGCAGGTGGTAACTCAGACCTTAGAAACGCTTTACAATTAGCTGCGCAACAGTACGCTCAAGGCGGAGATTTAACTCGTGCCAGCACAAACAAAACAGGTGCTACTACAGCGGCACAAAGTGCGCAATCAAATTTATTTGCAGCTCAACTTGGAACACAAGCCGCTGCCGCGCCTGCTATGTCTCAAGGTTTTATTGAGGGCGCAAATCTTCTTATAAAATTTAATCAAAGTATGCAAGACACTCTTGCAAATAGCAAATTAGCTAATGATGCTGTAAAGCAATTAGCTAAAGCAGAAACAATTGCTGCTGACCAAATTGGTCAAGCAGCTATTAGCGTGATGTCTGTTCTACTTGCTAGTGGTATAGGGGGCGCTTTACTTGGAAAAACTGGCTCCTCACTAGGAAAATCTGGTGGGGTAGTGGGTATTGGAAAAGTTGGGATTCTTGGAATTGGCGCTTCTCTTGCTGGTGGTGCCATTGCACATGGAGCCATTCAAGGAAGCACACGCAGTAAATTAGGTAGCGCTATTCAATATGGTGCCATGGGCGCAACAATTGGTTCAATTATTCCTGGAATTGGAACTGGTGTTGGAGCTCTTGTAGGAGGTCTACTTGGAGTAGCTGGGGGTCTCGGCCTTGGAGCAAAAACTTCTGGCCCTGCAGTTAGCTCACCTAACCTTTTAGCTGGAAACGTAGCTGTTGCTATTGCATTAACACAACAAGGAGTTCCTTACTCTTGGGGTGGTGGAAATAATAATGGGCCTACAACAGGTATGGGTAGAGGCGCCAATACAGCTGGGTTTGATTGTTCATCTTTTGTTAAATTTGTAATGTCAAAACTTGGAGTAGTTCTTCCAAGAACATCTCAAGAGCAACAAAAATGTGGAACACAAATTGACCCACAAAATGCTCAACCTGGTGATTTATTATTTTGGGGAAATCCTGCTCATCACGTAGCCATTTACGCGGGTAATGGAATTATGATTGAAGCTCCACACACAGGAGATGTTGTAAAAAGAACTGGTGTTGATTTAAAAACAGTTACTAGTTGTTCTCGTGTAATTGACGGGGCTACTGGCACTGCTTCTTTAAACAACCTCCTTAATGTTGCTGGAGGTTATGACAATTCAACTAGCGCTAGTTCAATGGCAGCTCAAGTATCAGTCTCCGCACTTAGAGGAAATACAGCTCAAGATGCCATGTCTGGAGGAGTAGTTTCTAGTTCTGGTTTAGGTCTTGGAGAATCTACTTCTATATATTCTGGCGCTTCTACAGGCCACTCTTCCTCACAAAGATACATGTTCATCAATCCTAAGACTGGTATACTAGAGACATCTAACAACGCTGGTGGGACGGTAATAAACTACGGCGGAGTTACGGTTGACGTTAAGGTACCCCAAGGAACACAACTTACTGCAAAAGATGTTGCTAAAGCGGTTAAAGACGAACTTAAATCCCTTAATATCTCTGCAAAGGTGGCTACCAAATAATGGCTAACATAACTAATACTGCTGGAAAAAGAACTTCAAATGGATTTGGTGGACTTCCGTTGGTCCCTACAAATACTGGTAGTCGTTTAACACGTGTTGTTGGTCGCATAGAAAACGCACTTAATAAAGGGTTTACTGAGGTTTTAAGAGCCCCTATTTCTATTGCGCACGTTGGTTCTACTATTGTAAGTCCAGCCATTAGCGACGCCTACAAATGGCTTAACACCAATCCAAATAAGCCTTATAACGGCTCTTCAGTTACTAACCAATCTTCTAATACAAAATACAAAGATTTTGGTAAACAAAAAGTTCAATCTACTTCAAAAGTTAGTTCTATTGGCACAGAACAAACTAGTGCCACAATTAACCAACACCCAGATAATACATATAGTTGGAACTTACCCCCTCATAAATGGAGTCTTCCAGTAGACCCTAGTTCAATTTCAAACAGTGTAGCTTCTCCTTCTTCAGACATTCATACAAAACGTCGAGGAATGATATTTACTGCTTTAAAGCATCCAGGAACTACTTCAACTGTTGACCCAAAAACAAATAAAAAAATTAAAGACGCTAACCCGTATTTTAACAATCATTACGGATTTCAATTTTTATGGAATCCTGAAACTTTTAGCCAAAGTACCTCAGTTAACTGGGGAGTTACTCCAAATCAAAATGACCAAACTGCCGTATTAACGGGCTTAGTAACCGCTAACTCAACCATAGATTTTACTCTTCGTATTGACAGAACTAATGACTTTGCTGCAGCTAAAGCCTATTATCGAAATAATCCTGGACTTACCACTCAAGTTAATACAACAACACTTGCTGGTATTGCAGCTTCCTCACAAATTTCTTCTGCTGAACTTGCTAAGTATTACACTCAAGGGCAAGCACCAAGCAGCGCTTTAGATTTTTCTACCAATATTAATACAAAAATTAATGACCTTTTAAGACGAGGAACTGAAGCTGACCTTGAGTTTTTATACAGAACTATTAATGGTGATGGATATCAATTATTGGGAGAAAATACCTCTAACATTAGCTTTTTAAAACCTACTATTGTTAGACTTGACCTTGGCCCGCAAAAGCTTATTGGAATGGTTCAAAGCGTCAATGTTAATCATTTAGCATTTACTCGTGAACTTATACCTATTCGTACAGATGTTACGTTATCTATTGATTTACGTACAGCAACGTCTTTCTTGCCAAGCAATGCTTCAGCCTCTACTACTTCAGGAGCTGCATTTTGATATACCAAACATCTAGGTATTATAATCAATTAATTGATTATATTTCTTTTTCTACTAGTGGAGATAACTACCCTGTTGTATTTTATGAGTTTGACGCGCCAGGAAACACAAAATGGTCTGAGCATGTTTACTCTGAGGGAGAACGTTTGGACCAAATTTCTCAAAACTATTATTTTAGACCAGATTTATGGTGGTTAATTCCAGAATACAACCCTGGAATTTCTGATTTTAATAACATTGCTCCTGGAACAATATTGAAGATTCCAAATGTTTAATTATTTAGATATTCAATTTCCCACCCTTGAGGTACCTCTTTCTAGAGCTGCCGAGTTTACCCATACCCATGCTAGGTATGAGCATGAGTTGGCTGACATATACTTTGGTGATTGGGCAGTTCCCTACGACACTATTGTTACGGGCACACCTGTAAATATAACGATGGTTGGAATTGGTAGCACAAGAACAATGAATGGGTATATTCACCATATTAGCCCAGATATATCTCCAAGCAAAAACTATGTAAAAGTTACTGTTATTGGTGCTTCTTATTTACTAAAACAACAATCTCAAAGAGTGTGGGCAAATGCTACTGCTGACCAAGTAATTGCAGATATTGCTACTAAAAACAACTTTTCATACATTGCTACACCAACAGAACGTGTGTATGACCAAATATCACAAGCTGGAATGTCTGACTGGGAATTAATGGTCAAACTTGCCAAACAAAATGGATATTCTTTAAAAGCTGACAATACTTCTATAATTTTTCAACCTCTTACTCAAGAGTTTACTGATTTTAGAGAAAAAGCTGCTTTGTACTCTATGAGTAATCTAGATAATAAATCTACGGGTATTTATTCATTTAAACCTTTAATTGGTGATTCTATTCCTTATATGGATGCTAAAAAAGCAACAGTAGCTATTAGCGGTGTAGATAGAACTACTGCAGTTGACCATGCTAATACTAATCAAACTTCTATAAAAAATACACGAGTAAAATCTGCCCCAGCAGCTTTTGACACTTATCATACTGATGTAGTGGCGCCAAGTTTTCAGATAGCAAAATATGAATCCAATGCTGCCGATGAACGCAATCGTTATGCCTATCGTGGAAGCGTAGTTATTATTGGAAATCCAACATTATTACCAGATTCTACTGTTTATTTAGATGGTATTGGAAACACTTACACAGGCTTTTGGACTGTTTTATCTACTGAAAACTATGTTAACCAAGAAGTTTATACAACAACTTTAGAAATTGGAACAGACTCTTTAGGATTAGCCGCTAAATGGACAGATAATAAAGACGTCCTTGTTCCAGAGCAGACTGTTAAAAGGGTTATAACTCCAGGAATTAGACAAAAAAATATTATTCCAAAGACTTCTTTACAAAGAACTGGAAATGTTATTAAAAAAGGAGCTTCATCCCAACATTCTGTTGTTAAAAATTTGCCTAAAACACAGATTAAAGCTGCTCCATCTTACAAATGGGTTGGAACCAGTGGAAACCTTAAAAAACCCTCTATTGTGGATAAAAGAATGCCTGCTGTAGTAATAGGAAAATTGTTAAAATGACAACAGAAAATAAATTTTATGGGATATACAGAGGCATCTGCATAGACAATGAAGACCCTGAAAATGCTAACCGTATTAGATTAAAAGTTCCTCAAGTTTTGCACACTAATATCACAAACTGGGCTTATCCATGTTTGCCTGTAACAAGTAACGCACAACACCCTGACCATTTACCACATCTGGCATCAGAAGTAGCTGCGCTCCTTAATACACATACAAGCCATAGTGTTTCAGTGTCTGGAAATACAGGCAGCGGAGGCTCTCCTAGTCATACCCACACTTTTAGTGCAACACAAACTCTTTCTCACGCAGCCCACGCAGGAAATTCTGGAACATTAACACACGCTCACCAAGACAGCACAGACCTTTTAGAAACAAACGGAACAGAGCACACACCTCACAGAGAAGTTCCCAATATTAACCAAGGTGTGTGGGTTATGTTTGAGGGCGGTGACCCAAACTTCCCAGTATGGGTTGGTGTTTATACTAAAACGACAGGAGCTATTTAATGGAACGCGCTATTATCCTTCCTTTTTCAGTTGACGCATCAGGGTCTATTCTTTCCTCTAATGACCCAGCAAAAATTTGGAAAACCCGCGTATTAAAAGCGGTAATGACCAATATGGGAGAAAGAGTTTTTCGCCCAAAATATGGTGGCACTATAAAATCTGCCCTTTTTGAGACCGCCGATTCTGCTGACTCTTTGATACGCACTAGTGTAAAGACAACTTTTACTTCCTACCTTAAACAATTAAGCCTTATAGATATCAAAACCGCTATGGACTCACAATTAGGTACTCTAAGCGTTACAATTTACTATCAACTGCCCAATGGTGAGTCTGACCAAGTTTCTATAAAAACTGGCATTCTAAACCGTTCTGGCGACGTTATTCAGGAGTACTAATGGCATCTAACTACATACCGCAAGTAGATTACACCTCCCGTGACTACGCGGCTATTCGTGATGACTTAATTGCTCTTATTCCAAATCTTTTGCCTGAATGGACTTCCACAGACCCTTCTGATTTTGGTATTACTCTGATAGAGCTGTTTGCCTATATGGGAGACATGCTTAACTACTATATTGACCGTTCTGCTAATGAGGGCTTTATAGCTACGGCTACTCAAAGAGCCTCAGTATTGTCTTTAGCAAATACTTTAAATTACACCCCAAGTACTGGAGCACCAGCTACGGTCACATTGACGTTTCAAAACTCAACAGCCTCAATAATTACCGTTCCAGCATTAACCCAGGTAGCAACAACAACTACGGTCAATGGTGTTAGTACGCAAATTATTTTTGAAACCAACACCGCAGTTTCAGTTCCAGCAGCTGCGGGAGCGGTTAAAGGCTCTGCCGCAGTGACTGCTACTCAAGGAGTTACAGTTTCAAATGAATATTTAGGTGACTCAAACGGAACTGCTTATCAAACATTTACTTTGTCACAAAACCCAGTTATTAGCAAAACTACACAAGTAGTTGCTAATGGAGTCTCTTACAATCAAATTAACTACCTTATTGATGCTGGATACAATGACCCTGTTTACACAGTATTGACTAATGCTGAGTATATTTCTTCAATTACTTTTGGAGATAATATTAGTGGTCGTATCCCTCCAACTGGTGCTGTGTATGTTACTTACCGTGTTGGTGGAGGAGTTTATGGAAATGTTGGCCCCAACACATTAAATTATCTTCTTACTAACGTAGTTGCTGGTCTTACTGTAAACAACCAGCAGTCTGCCACTGGCGGTGCTGACCCAGAATCAACAGATAGCATTAGATTTAATGCTCCATTTGCATTAACAGCTTTAAACAGAGCGGTTTCTTTATCAGACTACGCGGCACTTGCTGTGCAGATACCTTCAGTGTCTAAAGCAGTTGCTGATGGCACTGTTTATAACAATATCACTTTGTACGTGGCACCTTACGGAGATACTAGTTTAGGAACTCCTGGACTGGATGCAAACGGCAATTCTACAGCGATATTTACTAATACTTCTTCTGATGTTGTAACGTTTTTTACCGATAAAGCTCCTGCAACAACTACGTTAACTATTTTGCCCCCAAAATATGTGCCAATTAATATTGATTTAAATTTACATATTGCTGCTCAATACAAACAAAGCGTAGTTCAAGACGCTGTTTATGCAGTATTGCAAGATATTTTAAACATAGATAATGTTATTTTTGCTGAAAATTTTGTTCTTCAGTATGTACTTTCAGCAATTTCTACTGTTGAAGGAGTCTCTTATGCCGACGTTACTCTTTTGGCTCGTGCCGACGCTTCTTTTACAGGAGATTTAACAGCAACAAGTAGCACTATAAGCAATGTTTCATCATTTCTTAATGTGGCAGTAGGGCAAAAAGTAGCGTTACAAACAGGGGCTATAGGAACAGTAACTATTCCTTCTGGGACAACAATCTCCGCATTTGATTCAGTAGCAAAAACTATTACCTTGTCAGCTCCTGCTGGTGGTACTAGCTCTGTTACTGGAACATCGTTGTTTACATCTTCTCTTTCTACAACAGGAATTAGTAATATTCAATGCGCAACCAATGAAATTCCAAAAGTAGGAGTAATTACAGTTACTCCATACGGCGGAATCTTAAGTTAAGGATAAATATGGCAGCCTCGTATCCAAATAACGTTAAATCATTTACTCCCAAAGTAAATGTTGTAGACCTTATTCAAGCAGCAGACCCAAACTCGCTCTTTGATGAGGTCACCGCTATTGAATCAGTCATAGGTACTACTCCTTCAGTAGCTACCGCTGCAACCTCTAGTGGTTGGGCAAACACCGCTACTGATTACACCACCCTTAATGGACGCCTTGCCAATATTGAAAAAGGAATTGTTGCAGATACCCATACTCAATATGTTAAAAAAGTTGGCGGAAGTGAAATCATTATTAACTCTGCTGCCGTTGTTGGTTTAGCTATTACAGCAGCTACAAGTCAAAGTGCTGACCTTATGCAATGGAAAGATTCTTCTGGAACTGTAGTAACTAGAGTTGGTCCCGATGGAATTTTGTATGCTGCTGGGGGACAGGTAGGTTCTGGAACAGACTTTACAGCCACTTTTCTTATGGGCGGTATGTAATTGTCTAAGTACGGTATTGATTACTATGGTGCAGCGTATTACGGGTCTAATACATTCGTAACTTTTAATGCTTCACCATTTTTAGCTGTGCCGTACGACTACTCTGCTATTAGATTAACTTGGGCAACCCCAACGGGCTCATGGGATTATCTTCGTCTTATTAGAAACTCATATGGGTTTCCTGTAACCGCAGATGATGGGGATGTTTTATTTGAGGATGCAGCTTCTACATCACGTACTTCTTATTTTGATACTGGGTCTGTGCCAAATAATATTGGGTTAAAAGAAGGTCATGCATACTATTACAGTGTTTTTGTTCGTGAAACTGTGCATTCAACGTGGAAAATAGCTGGTAATGCTATCGGGGTTTCTGTTAAAAACTATAACACCTCTACCGATATGTACAACTACCTTCCAACTATTGATGCTTCTCAAGTTCCATACGACTCTTCTGTTGAACAAGATAACGACTTTTTACAAAGGTTTTTAAAGTTATTTGCTTTAAACCTAGACCTTTATAAAACTCAAACAGAAAACATATCTAACCGATATGACATTACAAATCTAAATGGCTTACTTGTACCTGTATTTATGCGCCAATTTGGTCTTAAATATGAACCAGAACTTGGCCTTAAACAGTCTCGTATTCTTCTTAATAATGCAATTCGTTTGTATAAAAATAAAGGCAGCAAACTGGGCGTAAAAGAGTATGTAAAAGCTTATGCGGGTTATGACAACGTAGTTTCTATGGGTAAGAACCTTATGTTAGATAGTAATGACTCTTCTTTTGAAAACTCTATTGGTTCTTGGGCATCTATAGGTAGCTGTTCTTTAGCTAGACACTCAACAACTGATAGCCCAACTATTGTTCCTTATGCAGAACCTACTGCTCAAGCTAACTTTCCAAATTTACAAACTGCAACTCTTCAAGTTACTGGGACGGCAAGTGCAACTGCAGAGTTTGCTTTATATGGTGATACTCCTATTCATTATGGAATTCCCATCTCTGCTTCCACAGCCTATACATTTAGTGGATACTCTCAAGCTGCAACAACTGCTCGTTCTGTTACAGCTTTAATTGCGTGGTATGACTCTAAAGGAACTTTATTAAGTACCTCTAGTGCTGGTTCTGGAGTTACAAACACTGCGGGAAGTTGGCATCGTTTTAGTAAAACTGCAACATCTCCTGCAAACGCTTATTTTGCAGTTCCTCACGTTAAAATTGCTAGCACTGTTTCTTCAGAAAAACATTATTTTGACGCTTTTCAATTTGAATTAGGTTCTTCTGCTACAGCATTTCAAGATGCACGACAAATTGAAATTACTCTTATAGCAAGTAGAATTAATGAGCTTTTAAATCCTAATTTTGAAACTAATACAAGTAATTGGACTTTTACAAATGGAACAGCCTCCCTTGCTGTTGACGAAGTAGGAGTTGACCCAGCTGCACCTTCAGTGCCTATAAGTGGTGGTTCTATAAAAGTTTCTCCAACAGTTGCTGGTGCAGTAACTGTAACCTCTAGTGCCATGCCTATTTTTGCAAACAACGATTACACTTTTAGTATTTATGCTTATGATGATAGTTCTAGTTATCCTTTAACACCTTTTATTTCTTGGTATAACAGCTCAAATACTCTTATATCTACTCACTATGGCACACCATTTACTTCTTACGATAACTGGACTAGAACTTTTGTTACTCATACTGCTCCAGCCACAGCTGTTACTGCAAAAGTAGGAATTACTTGGACGGCCTCAGTTGCTGTGCATGAAATTTATTTAGATGCTGCTCTATTTGAAAAATCTTCATTTGTTAACTCATACTTTGATGGCAGCAACGGTGTAGCCCAGCTTGCTGACCTATTTTGGGAAGGTAACTCCCCTAATGCGGCCAGAAGCCACTACTACGTCAACCGTTTTGCTGTACAAAGCCGCCTTATTAATACCCTACCCAACTGGATAACTCTAGGGAGCACTTTCGAACTGTTGTTCGCACAGCCAGGAACGTAGTAGGATAGCCCTATGTTTAATCTATTACTCGTAGGGATGTTTACCGCATTTTTTATCGCCCTTGTAGAACCTGTAAGGGACTTACTTACTATTGTTCTTTCTAGACGCGCCGCTAATGTTTTCTTCTTTGTTTTATTTTCTTTTACCTCAACATTCATTTTAGAGCCAGAATTTAATACAAAGCTTATTGTTAAAGTGGTTGCAGGCTCTTTTCTTGGTTCTTTCTTAAATTTAGTAGCGGAACGCGTTACTACCTACCAAGCAGCCGTTATTAGGGCGGTTGGTCAAGACCGCTAAGCTGTGTGTAGTATGTGCCTCCATCGATAAGGAGGACCCATGTATTTTGTATTAGTTGCGGGCAACGGTGAGAGCAGTAGGGCAAATACTGAGGCCCTTATGGAAGACCATTATTACGCCAAAGGTGCAGAGGGAACTTTGGTTCTTGCATATGACAAGCAACCTACCAAGAGCCACATTTTTGCAGCCCAGTACGCTAAAGAAAATAACAAAGACATTATGGTTTTTTGTAATGAGGATGCTCAGACCACAGGAATTCCTGGCGCTTCTCAATCTCCAACTGCTCAACCAGTAAAAGATGCTGTTGCATTTTTAAAAGGACAGGATGCTGTTGCATTTCTTTTATGGACAGAAGACGATGTAGATATTTTGGTAGAGTGCAAAAACGCCGAAATATCAGCAGTCAATCTTTGCGATGGCCTAGTTCCCCTTAATGAAATTTCCGCCCTTAAACCCATTCAAGAAGTTAAAGTAGAAACACCTAAGCATGTACAGCCTGAGTTAGATTTTAAAGAGCTCCTAGAGGCGCATATTAAGAACTCACAGGAATTACTCAAGAGGCTCAATGCCTAAGCTCTCACTCAGGGCTAGAGCAGCCCTTTATTACTTTGCCAACAGCGATATGTCTATTAGCGCTGACCGTTTGGCTGAAGAGGTACGTGAAAATAGAAAAGCAATACTAACGGCTCTAAAAGAGCTGAGGGAAGCAGGGTACATAGTTACCCGTAAAGAACGGACTCCAAGAGGGGTTAGAACCGTCAGTTATGTGACAGAGAGTGGCGCTTTAGAGGCCAACTCCTGGGGTGTGAAAGCTAATATGTGGAGTCCACAAAAGGAACTTCTGATACAGCACAATGTGCAGAATAACATAATACAAGTATTAGCTTATTCTGCTAATAATATAAATAAAACAACAATCGACGAGCGATTGGGGGAAAAAATGGGATATGAGTTTTTTAAAGACACTTCCAGCGCAGATGGCAGTGAGCAAGAGTCCGAGCGTTTAAAGGCGGTTGCAGAACGCAAGAAGGTTTATCAAGAGCAAAAAACTAAGGCGCAAGCAGAACGGCTAGAGACCCGCTCCAATAGAAAACCTGAGGATTGGAATGTTAATCAATCAGCCCTTGAGTTTGAACAGCGTATGACTGAGATGTGGGATATTAAACCTTGGAAGCTTTCAGGCAGTAAGTTTTATATTGCACTTGCATCAGCCCGTAAAAAATATGATACTAACGGCCTCATTGAACTTGAAATGATGAATTTGTTTTTTACACAGTTAAAAGTAAACAAAGAGACAGATGGCGAGAAGTTGTGGAAGTTGTTTATTTCGCGCTTTTCAGAACTATCTAATCAAGCTAGGCTACGAATTACTTCCCCTGAGATTATGGCTAGAGCCAAGGCATCTGCTGAGGAACAATGGAAGAAAGAGTTTGGGGAGGATTTTGATGTTTGAGTTAGCCAAGCTGCCTGTTCGACGTAGAACGTGGGTGCAAACTGCCGCTATTCCAAAAGCCCGTCTTGGGTGGACCTTAGGTGACTGTACAGATGCCCCAGAAACGGCGCTCAAGCCCGTTAGGGGCTGGTTGAAGCTAGCCCTTGAGGGAGAATACATTTTGAAGGCTGGAGGGGCTAAATGCGGCCGTGGAATCCTTTTTTATGGGGAGCCAGGTAGGGGAAAAACCACCCTTGCCCTAGCCGTCATTCAAGAGATACTGACGACTTTCCCCATAGAGGCTTTTGTGCCTCAGGAAGGGAAGGTAATTGTTCGCCCTTGTTATTTTTCGACCTTTAACGGAATTTTAGATTTAAAGGGAAAATTAATGGATAGTCCAACAGAGGCAGAAGAAACTCTATACGCAGGTATTTTGGGGGAGTGTAGAGATGATGCCTACAACATTAGAGTTTTAATAATTGATGACATAGGCAAAGAACACACCAGCCTTTCAGGTTGGCAAAGCAATATGCTTCACCACATTTTAAGAACACGATTTAATAACGGACTTCCCACTATCGTTACTAGTAACATTGAGAAGCAAGACTGGGCAGCCTCTTATGGAGAGGCTACGGGTAGTTTTATTAAAGAAGCTTTTGTCTACGTTCCCGTAGATGGCGCTAAGGACTTACGATGATGGAGGAGACTTTGAACACCGAGGTAAAACTGGTTCAAATGTTTCTTAACGACACACAAATTCCAGGTCCCAGCATTTATGAGGTTGGGATTTCAAATGAAGGAAAAGTCATTTGTAATTGCCCAGGTTTTAAAGGCCGAGCTTCTTGTAAACATTCAAAACTTGTTAAGATACGGATGGAGTTTAACAACGGTGTCTATGTTCCTGTACTATCCCCAGATGTAACAGATGAAGATATTGCTCAAGCTCATCTTTCTAATAAACACAGTAGAGAATTTATTATTAAATTTGGAATACCAGAGGTAATTTAAAATGCGTAAGGGGGATATAAGTAACGACCTACCTAAACGCATCGTAGTAATAGCAGATACTTTTTTAGACTACGATATTAAGATATCCAAAAAGTTTAAAATATTTCCAGTGACCTCTAAAGATATTAAATACAACCGAGCTTTACTAAGCCGATTATACGTTTTTGCTCAAAACATTGGGTACACAATGGAATTAGCTTCGTTTACGTTAAATGATTCTGATTTACAAGTCATGGTGGACAAACTTGACAGAATGGGCACCAATCCGTTTAGATACTTTACCTCATACGAATCTGTAGAACATTTAGTCTCAGAGCTTCCCTACAGACCAGAAGTTGTTGGAGTTTTAGATTTACCTTCTAGGATGCTACGTTACGGACATTGGGGATTGGACTTCACACAACTATGAACAAAGAGACGTTGCTTCTTAGTAAGGTCATACAAGACCGAGACCTTACGCAGCTATTTCAACGCAACGTTAATGACTCATGGTTTTTAGATAATGAAGATAGAAAAGTTTGGTCCTTACTTAAATCCCATTTTACTAAGTATGGCGAGTGTCCAAGTCTTGATGTTGTAACAGAGAATTTTCCTTCTTATAGATTTGTAGAAGTTGTAGACAGCGTTGAGTATCTTCTTGATGAGTTAATTGCAGCTCGTCGTAAGTCAGCCACAATCACCATGATTGGTGAGGCAATTGAAAAGATTGAAAAACAACGCGACCACGAAGGCGCGTTAATTGAGATACAAAAGGGAATTGTAAAGTTAGAGCAAGATGGTCTGACAAAATCTTCCGATGTTGATATTACAGAAAACCCTATGCAGTTATGGGACGATTACCTTTATCGCAAAAACAATCCAGGTCTATTAGGAGTTCCTACAGGGTTTCCTACTATTGATGCCGCAACTAACGGATTGCAAAACGGTCAATTAATTATTATTGTTGCTCCACCTAAAACTGGTAAGTCAACACTTGCTTTACAGATTGCCCAAAACGTTCACTTAAAGGGAAGCACACCAATGTTTCAATCTTTTGAGATGACTAATCAAGAACAGCTTTCTAGATACGTTGCTATGCGTGCCCGTGTTTCGCATACTCGGTATCAAGTAGGCGCACTTACAGAGGCAGAAGAGTCTCGTGTTAAATCTAAGCTTCAGGCAGTTAGTCAAATGCGAGAAAAGTTTTGGCTTATTGGAGCAACGGAAGGGGCAACAGTTTCTGCTATTGCTAGCAAGATTCAGATACACCAACCAGACGTTGTATTTATTGATGGTATGTATTTGATGATTGATGAAAACGGAGAGAAGCCAGGCAGCCCACAAGCATTAACCAACATCACTCGTTCCCTTAAACGCCTTGCTCAGCGAGTAAATAAACCCGTTGTAATTTCTACTCAAGTTTTGGAAAATAAAATGCGTAATGGTCAAGTCACTACCGACGCTATTGGTTACTCTTCTTCTTTCCACCAAGATGCAGATGTTATTTTTGGCCTTCAACGCGAAGATGAAAATGTAGATGACACTCGTTTATTAAAAGTTATCGCCTCTCGTAACTCTGGACCAGCAGAGGTATCAATGTTGTGGGATTGGAATACAGGAGCTTTTAGAGAGATTACGGCAGAAGACCTATGACAGTAACTGAGATGGAAGACCTATTAGAACGTTTGGGTATTGAGATTGTTTCCATACATGGAGATGAGATTAAGGCTCACTGTCCCGCTCACTTAGAACGCAAAGGAAGAGAAGACACTAACCCGTCTTGGTATATCAATGCTGATACTGGAGTTCATAACTGTTTTTCTTGTCACTTTAAAGGAAGCGTTGGCTCACTTGTTGAGTATGTCCAGGGCGTTGACTCTGCAATGGCTAAGCAGTGGGTCAATAGCGGCGAGCGCAATTTAACAAAAGCATTTGAGAAATTAACTATGCCTACGCCACTACAAGAGCAAAGCATTCCTATAACTGAATCAATGTTAAGTGCTTTTGTGATGCCACCAGAGTTTGCTCTTAAATCTCGTGGGATAACTACTGTAGCTGCCGATTATTACGAGATTTTATGGAATGCCGCTAACAGCAGTTGGATACTTCCAATGAGAGACCCCTACACTAATAAACTTATTGGTTGGCAGGAGAAATGGTTTAAAGAGCGCCGATTTAATAACTACCCACCTAAGATAAGTAAATCGTCAACTTTATTTGGTTATATGCGCTATGAGCAATCTTCAATGATTGTTGTTGAGTCTCCGTTAGATGTTGTTCGTTTAGCATCTGTTGGAGTTTTAGGAGGGGTTGCAGTCTGTGGTTCTTCAGTATCTAGAGAACAAATTAACCTTATTAGAAGCGCAGAACATATAATTTTTGCTATGGATAACGACCAAGCTGGGTTAAGTTCTTCATCGACCCTATTAGAGTACGCAAATCTTATGGGTTTTGAATGTTGGTTTTTTAACTATGATAAGACAGACATGAAAGATATTGGCGCTATGAGCAAGGCTGAGATAATGTACGGACTAGAAAACGCTAAACACTCACTACATGGAAAGAGAGCATTTTTATGATAATCGGGCTTTCAGGATACGCACAATCTGGCAAAGATACTGTTGCAGGAATGCTTATAGGTCTACACGGATATAACAACCGTGCTTTTGCTAATCCAATGCGAGAAGCCCTTTACGTTTTAAACCCCATAGTCATTTCAGACCTTGGAGGACAAGACCGTTTGCAACACATTGTTGATGAACACGGTTGGGAGTATGCAAAGAAATACACAGATGCCCGTCGTCTTATGCAGGTAATTGGCACAGAAGTTGGACGCAAGATGTTTGGAGAAGATTTTTGGGTAAAGCAAGCTTTTAAAGGAATTTCTATAGACGACAAAATTGTTTTTACAGATGTTCGTTTTCCTAATGAGGCACAGATGGTTAAAGATTTTAACGGTCAAGTATGGCGAGTTATTCGCCCTGGATATTCTCCCGTCAATGACCATCCGTCAGAGTCTGCTATGGATGATTGGGCTTTTGATAAAGTCATTATGAATAACTCAGGGTTAGAGTCTTTAAAGGCGCAAATTAAACACAATATGGAAGATATTAATGTCCTTTAAAGGTACGTTACTTCCTTACCAACCAGAGGCAGTAGAGCGCATGTGCGAGCGAAAAAAGATGCTTGTGGCCTACGACCTAGGGTTAGGTAAAACTGTGTTAACCATTGCAGCGGTTGAACGTCTCATGGATTCACGGGAAATTAAAGAGCCAGGTTTGGTAATCTGTCTATCTAGCCTTAAATATCAATGGGCTAATCAGATTAGGAAATTTACGGATGACACTTCAAAAGCTCTGGTCATTGATGGAACGCCAGCAAAACGAGCTCAACAATACGAAGAAGCCTACAACTGGCGGGATTCAAAGGTTGATTACATCATCCTTAATTACGAGCAAATTGTTAACGACTGGGATAAAGTCAAGAAGCTTCCACGAGGATTTGTAGTATTAGACGAAGCGACAGCTATTAAGTCGTTTCGTTCTAAACGTTCTAAATATACTAAACGCTTATCTAATGCCCCTTTTAAATTTGCCCTTACAGGCACCCCTATTGAAAATGGAAAGCCAGAAGAACTCTATTCCATTATGCAATTTGTAGATTCAGATGTATTAGGAAAATTTGAATATTTTGACAAGACGTTTATTATTCGTAACACTTGGGGTGGAGTAGAGCGATACATTAATCTGCCCACTCTTCATCAAGTAATGAAAGAAGCAGCAGTTCGTAAAGCACAAAAAGACCCAGATGTTGCTCCCTATCTTCCAGAATCAATTCATAAAGACCCTATCAAAGTTGTTTTTGATAGAAAATCTGCAAAATTGTATGAACAAATTAGAAAAGACCTTTTACAAGATTTAGATGACGCACAGGCAAAGTTTGGTAGCTCATTTAACATCCTTGCCCATTACGGCGTAGAAAGTTCTCGTAATGGTCCTGAAGACGAGATGCGTGGAAAAATCATGTCTAAGATTGGTTGCCTTAAAATGTTATGCTCGCACCCAGACCTTTTACGCACAAGTGCTACCAAGTATTTATCTTTAAATGGTGAAGGCTCTTCTTATGCCAATGACCTATTAAATAATGGCGCCCTAGACAACTTATCTACCTCTAATAAGTTAGACACATTAATAGAGTACATAAAAGATTTCTTAGACCAAAGTGATGAGAACAAGGTAGTCATTTTTGCTACTTATGTTGATATGCTCGATAAAATTGCAGAAGCACTTGGTAAAGACCAATGTCGCCTATATTCAGGCAAATTGGATGCAAAAACTAAAGAGGAGAATAAAATTGCGTTTAATACTCTTCCTAATATTAGAGTTCTTGTTTCTTCTGACGCAGGCGGATATGGGGTGGATTTACCTGCTGCGAATTTGCTTATTAATTATGATTTACCATGGAGTAGCGGTGCTGCTATTCAGCGCAATGGTCGCATTAAAAGAGCGTCGTCTACGTGGAAAACAATTGTCATTCAAGATTTACTTATTGGGGGCTCGATTGAGGAACGCCAGTACGACGCCTTACAACAAAAAAGTTCGGTAGCAAATGCCATTATAGATGGTGAAGGAATTGATGATAAAGGCGGTGTTCCGCTTACTGTAGGCACTTTAAAGCAATTTCTAAACCTGGCTTCGGTGTAGACTTAACGGATGCCAAACGCGCCTAAAACACCTACTCGTACCATTAGAGTTCCAGATGACCTGTGGAAAGCTGTCCAAAAGAAAGCGGCTTCTGAAAACGTAACCGTTACTAGCATTATTATAAAAGCTTTAGAGTCTTATTTGACAACCCCTAAGTAAGGCATTAACCTCCTGGTATAAACCATAGGGGGATGTGTGGAACTAGAAGCAACAGTAAAGCAGTATGTAGCTCTTAAAGAGCAAATAAAATTTCTTTCAGAACGTGAATTAGAATTAAAAAAGAGTCTTGTAGAAGCTCTTGAAAAATTAGGTGAAGTAGATGGCAAAGGCCACATTAAACTTGAGGTAGATGGCATTACCCTAACTCACCAGCGTAAAGTTTCTAATCCATTAAACGCTGAATTAGCAGAAAAACTTATTACCGAAAAAGGTTTGTTAGATACTTGTATGCCTTTAGTTCGCCGTTTAGACCAAGAAGCAATTATGGCTGCATTTTATAGAAAAGAATTTACGGAGCAAGAAATTATGGATATGTTGCCTGAAAAAATAAGTTATGCATTTGTGGTTAAATAATGGCCGATGATTTTATTGATTCAACTTTTGCTGACCTAGACGTCTATTATCCAGGCAGTAAAAGAAAGCGACGTGCAGATGAACCCAAAGCAATTCAACACGTGCAAGAACAGCAATGGGATTCTAAACCGCAGTTAAAGACACTTCCGAATGGAAAGGATGTGGAACTATTTACTGTTGGTGCACTAGCTCAAGCTCTAGGAAGACCATTTGTTTCAATACGGGTTTGGAACGAAAACGGCTATCTTCCTAAAGCCCCTTATCGGCTACCCACTAAGAAGAATAAACATGGCGAAGAACATAAAGGAAGACGCCTTTATAGCCGAGCCATGATTGAAGCTGCTGTAGCAATCTTTGACAAAGCTGGACTTTTACAGGTCAAGCGTATAGAATGGTCGTTACATCAGCAGGTATCAATTGAGCTTGCTGAGACTTGGAGTAAAATCCTTGAAAAAGAAACTCAAGCAGTTCAAAACTAGCAGTTCAAACATACTACAAAGGAGCAGTACAAATGGCAGTTCAAAGCACAGATGAATTCGTACCAGCAACGGACGATTTCTCAATGGAAAATATCGAAGCTCGCCCTGCAGGGATTGCAGATACGAGTGATGCAATTAAGTCAGGTTGGGATGCCGTCGCAGATGACGTTAAGCCTAAGGAATACACTAAGGATTTCAAGCTTAGTGAAACCTTGCAAGTCATCAAGTTTTTAGGCGCAGCAGAACCAATCAAATACGGACAACACTTCCTTACTGAAAAGAAAGAAGGACAACGTTCTTACGTATGTCTAGGTAGTGGATGCCCACTTTGCATTAAGTTAAACCACAAGCCTGAGAAGAAGTACCTATTCTCAATCGCTGTTCTTACACCAACAGAGACAACATTAACAAAGCTTGTTGCCTCTCCCCTTTTCTTTAAATCTCTATTTGCAGCACACCACTCACCTGCAGGACCATTGTCTAAAAACTATTGGGCCGTTTCTCGTAGTGGTCAAATGCAGTTTACAACTTACACACTTAACCCTGTAAAGGGTCGTGACCTTGGTGAAGACTGGGGCGTAGATGAGGCTAAAGTTGAAGCCGCAATCGCAGAGATGAAAGTGTTTGGCGAAGACTCAATTCGAAAGCTAAGTGTTTCTGAATTAGAAGAAATTGCTAACGCCTTAATCTAACAATAGATGTAGAAAGGCCAGGTTGCCAACACCCCTTGCCCTGGCCTTTCTGCCTTAAGGGGACTATATGAATATCATTACGACTAAAGAACAGTTAGATGAATTAGTTGCATATTACTTACAACAAGATTCGTTTGCCTACGACGTAGAAACCGTTGGGCCACAACGTGGAGTTACCGTGGTTAACGAAGTGCTGTGGATTTCCTTAGCAACACTTGGTCGTGGTGATGTTATTCCTATGGGTCATCCCAACGGAGAGTTTGAAGGTGAAGCATTCCCCTTAACTCCCACTGGTCAAAAGCGCCAAGATGAAGGTTTATCCATTAGAGAATCTGATTATTCAAAAGATAAAAGAAAGGCCGTTACTACATACGGCCCACCTCCAGAACAATTATTTCCTGCTGAAGTTTTTGCCGCTTTGCACCCTTTAATGTTTGGTACAGGCAGAACGCTAGTAGGTCACAATCTTGTATTTGATTTAACTTCTGTTGCTAAGTATTACAACGGAGAAGTACCAACAGGACCTTACTTTGACACAATGATTGCCTCATTTCTTTATGACAATCGAAACAAGAATAAGTGCGGCTTAGATGACTGCCTTGCCCGTGAATTTAATTACCACATGGTCAAAGGTGTAGGTAAAGAAGTTGAAAAGTATGCTTTCAGTACTGTAGCTAAATATGCTTATTTAGATGCTAAATACACCTTTATGCTTTATAAAAATGTTTTACAAAAAAAGTTAGAAGAAGGACAGCTAACTAACGTAATGAAGTTAGAAATGAGCGTTTTAAAAGTTTTGTGCGCTATGAAGCTTGCTGGCGCCCCGATAGATACTGACCAGTTACAAATACTTCACGATAAGTTAGAAATTGGAATTGAAAAAGCTCGTTCTAATGTTTACCGCATTGCTGGCAAAGTATTTAACATTAACTCTAACCCTGAAAAACAGGTGCTTTTATTTAGCAGTAAAGCCGATGGTGGGCAAGGGTTAAAACCAAAAGTATTAACTGACAAAGGTAAGGCTAAAGATGCCGAAGGTACCGCGTTAGAGGTATCAGATTATTCAGTATCAGGACCAGCACTGGAGCTTTACCGTGAAAGTAATGAGTTAGTTGCTGCCCTTTTAGAATATGCAGACCTTAATAAATTGCTTACTACTTATATCATTCCATATTTAGGTGGAGAAATTACTAGAACCAGCAACGGTAAGTCTAAGATTCAGCATAAAGAAAGTCTTCTTATTGAAGGCAAAATTCATTGCGATTTTGTACAACATGGCGCTGAGACTGGGCGTTTTTCTAGCCGTAACCCAAATCTTCAAAACATTCCTGCACCAGAAGACCCAGAAAAAGTTCCTGAAGATAAACAGTATGGTCGTATGCTTCGTAATTTATTTGCCGCCCCTGAAGGATATAAACTTGTAGTTGCCGACTATTCACAGATTGAGCCTAGAGTAATTGCTTCAATGGCTAAAGACCCTATTATGTTAGACAACTATTTAAACCGTAGAGATATTTATACAACTGTGGGTGACACTATGGGCGTAAATCGTAAGGCGGGAAAAGTATTAGTATTGGCTATGGCATATGGCGTGGGTCCAGACAAAATTGCAGCTTCTATAGGTTGCTCGCTTACCGAAGCTAAAAAATTACTTGATGACTTTTCAGAAAAATTTAACGCCGTTAATAAATATCGAATTATGGTTGTAGGAAGTACCCGTCAACGTGGATATGTCACCACTATTTTGGGACGCCGTAGATATCTTCCAGAGATTAATTCTAGGAATTTTGGTGAAAAATCTGGAGCAGAGCGTCAAGCATTTAACACACGTATACAAGGCTCAGCAGCCGACATTATTAAACTTGCTATGGTTCGCGCTTACGACATGATTCCTAAAGAGGCTAAACTGCTTTTAACAGTGCATGATGAGCTTGTAACTCTTACACCTGATAATAAAGCGGAAGAAACCGCTGAAGCCATCCGTGAGGCTATGGAGGGTATCAATCTTCTTGATGTACCATTGATAGCAGACATTACGACTGTTCAGAAATGGGGCCAAGCTAAATGAATTGGTTTCGACGCATATTTGAAAGTTTTTCCCCTGAAATTGAAAAGAAAGAAATTCCATTTAGCACCATTACACGTTGGTCTTTATATGATTTAAGTGTTGAGTACCCAAATGAAATTGCAGTACTTCTTGGATTAAACCCTGTCAGTGAAGAGGGCGATAAAAAAGAGGCTGAAGATAGTGAAGACCGTTTAGAATATGTAGAAGATTTACTTCCTTTCATGGACATCATTAGCGAACTTAACGCCAAGATTATTGTTGCTGTGCAGATGCGTGATATGACTAAAGAAGGTCTTATAGAAGAGGGAGAATTTGGCCCAGATGAACTACAACACATGACAGAGTTTTATAAATCTATTGGATTTTCGGCCCTTGTAACCGCCTTTTCATCTGGTATAGAACTTGATATTATCCATCCCCATGCAGTAAGCACTGGGGACTACTATAAGGAGGAATATGAGTAACAACTGGTGGGCAAATAAATTAGGTGCGCCCCAACAACCTGCACAGCCTCAGCCACCCATGGCTCCTGTGCCACAAAATTACGTTCCCCAACAACCCTCGTATCCTCCGCAACCTGCTCCTACGCAGTACTACCCACCAAGTCAAAACATTGCGACAACACCTCGTTGTCCTGGCTGCGGTAGTGGTAATTATGTAGGTGGAGAAGGTTCTCGCGCTCGTTGTTACGACTGCGGCTACCCAATTCAGCAATCAGGTTCAGGGGTTGGTAAAGGAATCGTTGGTGGACCACAAGCATCAGGACCACCGCAAGCAGCACGACAAGTTGCATCAGGCGGATTTAACCCACAGACAATCATTGGACATATTTAATGGCATTAGCAAATGTAGAGCTTCTCAAAGTTATCAATAAAATTAACAAGAAGATGGGCGCAGATACTGTAGTTCTTGGTGAGGACATTGTTGACACTAATGGTCGTATGACTACGGGCTCACTTGCATTTGACGTTGCATTAGGTGGTGGGTGGCCTGTTAACCAGTGGCATGAACTTATTGGTGAAGCTAGTAATGGTAAAACTGCAATTGCATTAAAAACTATTGCCGCTAACCAAGCAAAAGACCCGCAGTTTACTGCTGTATGGGTTGCTGCAGAAGAATGGGTACCAGCATATGCAGAGATGTGTGGTGTTGATTTATCCCGCGTTTATGTAATTTCTACAAATATTATGGAGGATGCCTATGAAGCTGTCATTGAAATCGTTGAAAGTAAAGCCGTGGATTGCGTTGTTATTGATAGCCTTCCTGCCCTCGTTCCTAGTTCAGAGGACGAGAAACAAATGGAAGAATCAACAGTAGGGCGTACAGCTTTACTTACTAACAAGTTCTTTCGTAAGGTTGGCAAAGCTTCTAAACGCTCCTTAGTAGAGGCTGAGCGGCCTTTTATTGGCATCATGGTGAATCAATGGCGTTCTAAAATTGGCGTGATGTACGGTGACCCCCGCACTACTCCAGGTGGTTTAGGCAAGGACTACGCCTTCTTTACCCGTATAGAAGTTAAAAGAGACGACTGGATTGAGATAGGTACAGGTCAAGAAAAGCATCGTGTAGGTCAGACTATTAAAATTCGCACTTTAAAGAACAAGTCTGCCCCACCTTCTCAGACAGCATTTGTAGACTTTTATTTTGCCCCTGGAGGGACTGTAGACCGTGGTAACTATGACTTTGCTAAAGAAATTGTGGCTATGGGAATCATTAATAAGGTAGTCACTAGAGCAGGTGCTTATTACCGTTACGACATCAATGGCGAGACTCGTCAGTGGCAGGGGGCAGATGCTATGCTTGCCTCTATACGGGAAGAGATAGACCTGAAAGAAACCTTAGAACGCGACGTACTAGACTCGATTAAAGCGGGCTCAAAGTTTGTAGCAGAAGACTCCGATGAGGAGTGAAGGACAAAAGCAGTCTAAGAAGCATGAGGCACGATTAGCAAAAAAGTTTGATGGCAAACGAACAGCAGCCAGTGGAGCTTTTTGGAATCGTAAAGGCGATGTTCGCACCAATGAGCTTTTAATAGAGCACAAGTGGACGGGCAAAGCCTCCTTTACTGTTAAAGCCGCAGTTTTGGAAAAAATTGTCAATGAAGCAATTCTTGATAGCCGAATGCCTGTACTGGGTGTAAGTCTTAACGAGAATAATTACATAATGCTACTTGAGGATGATTTTCTAGAAATGCGCCAAACCCTCATGGAGTGCACTTGTCATACGAAGGCTCAGGCGACGTAGAAGATTGGCGTTACACAGCTAAATGTCGCGGTATGGATACTGAGCTTTGGTATCCACCCAGAGATAAAGCAAAATATAAAAATATTGCAGATAAATCTAAAGCCGTATGTTTTGGTAAAGACGGTTCTCCAGAGTGTCCAGTTCGTCTGCAATGTCTGTTGTATTCAGAAAAAATGGATGAACAACATGGAATTTGGGGCGGCTTAAGTCACCGAGAGCGTAACGCTTTAAGTAGAAAAGCTGCTAAGGTAGGCCTCACACTTGAAGAATGGGTAAATAAAAATGGCGGTAAAAGACGACAAGTTTAAACCTGAAGGAACGTTAAAGAAGTTTCTAGAAGCAGGTAAGAAAGAATCTCGCGTCCTTACTACCGTTGAACGACATTTAATTACTAAGCCAGCACCCACTGATAGACGCTCTGATGTACTACACCCTTCAGCGATGGTTAAAGATGATTGGTGCCACCGCAGCTCCTACTTTCAATTGTTGGGCTTTCCACCACCGCCCAGCAAGTATCGTGTAACCCTTAGCCAAAAGCGTGTTTTTCAAACAGGTCACGATATCCATGCTGGTTGGCAAAATATATTTAGAGATATGGATACTTTATGGGGTCGGTATTTTTGTAATGATTGCAACGACACTTTTGTAGGCATTCCTTCAAACCACAAAGTTGACCCAAAGCATCTTAGATATGATGAAGTATCTTTAAACTACGAATCTTTGCGTATTGCAGGCCATGCAGATGGAATTCTTCTTGGTTTTGGTGAGCCACTTATGCTTGAAATTAAATCCATTGGTGCTGGAACATTTAGGTTTGAAGCCCCTCAACTTATGGCTGAGCACGGCGGAAACCTTGATGATATGTGGAAGGCTTTAAACGCCCCTTTTATGAGCCACATTAAACAAGCACAAATGTATATGAAGTTAGCTGAACTTATTGGACTTGAGCATCAGCCCCAAGAAGCTTTGTTTTTGTATGAAAACAAATCTAATCAAACACACAAAGAGTTTGTAGTTGCTAAAAGTGATTTTGGCATCTCGCACATACTTGAAGAGGCTGCAGCCATTGTTGCCGCAGTTGACAAGCATGAGGCGCCTACCTGTAATATTGACGCCAACGCTAGGTGTTATCAATGTAAGGGGTATGACGATGTTCAAGCTTGAGGCTACAGGAATAAGCGAGTCCATCATTGCAGTTTTAGAAAAACAAGGTTTAGCAATTAGGCAGACTTTAGATGTAAATATGCCAGATTTTCCAACCGATATTACTTTGGTAGATGACCAAGAGTTGATGGTTATGGCTTCTAAATACATGGAAAACTACAACATGATGCGTACTCAAACTGCTTGTGCTCAGATTGCAGAGTTAGAGGCAGAAAATGCTTACGACTTAGCTGAGGCTAGAGCGTTGCTTGCTACTTCAACAGGTAAAAGTACAGAGAAGGCTGGGCTATTAAAAGCTGCCGTCCTTGCTACCCCTGATATACAAGAGAAGTTAAAAGCAAAAAATTACACGTATGCCTACCGTAAACTGATGGAGACTACACAAGACAATATGGAGCGTTACTATGGATTGGTAAGTCGAGAGCTTACTCGCCGTACTTCAAGTGACCGTGACCGTATGCGGATGAACAGGTTTACTCCTTAATGCCAAGTCAATCACGTAAACATAGAGGCTATAGAAGTCAAAAAGTATTAGCCATGTATTTAGCTGAACATGGATTCCCCTTTGCAGAAAGCGCTGGCGCTGGTCGTAGCGGTAGTGATGTAACAGGAACAATAGGTATAGACTGGGAAGTAAAATCCCGTACAGGTTTTAACCCAAGTGCTGCTATTAAACAACTAAAGGAACGACACAATGGAAAAGATTTACCAGTTGCGGTCTTACGTCTTAATGGTCAAGGTGAAGCAAACATCGGCGAGTGGGTTACGTTACTCAGGCTTGAAGACTTTGTACACTTATTACGAGAAGCAGGATACGGAGATAAAGACTGATGCCAAAGTATGATTTTACGTGTTTACTATGCGACACCACAGTAGAGATGCACATGGGATTTGATGATGT